TCTTAAATCTGTTGATATAAGATTAAAGATACCGAATAGATTCATGGTAGATGACGAAGGTGCTTATAATCTTCATTCCAACTTTACGAGTTACGTAGTACAAAAAGGTGTTGATATGTATAATCACAGAACTTTTAATCCTACTGATGCACAAATTGATGCTTTAATAGAAAAAGTTGATAATGTGAATTATAATGAGTTACCCGGAGACAAGAAAAAAGATATACGTAAAGCTGTAAGTGTATTTATGTATAATAAAGCAGGAGGCCCTTTTGTTAGTGGAATACGTAATTCTGATGATTTAGCAACTTCAGATTTAACATATAAGTTACCTAAAGTCAAGCTAACAGATAAAGGCACAAATGCACAATTAATGCAAAAATTCAGATTAATGGATAAACCTAAAACTATTGAACAAGAGAAAACTGGATGGGCGAGATATTCTGATAATGGATATGAAGTTTCAAGTCAAGGTGATAAACGTTTTAGTGCAATGAGTGCAACATTAAAAAATGGTAAAACCATAGAACAAACATATCAAGAAGCTAAAGGTTCTGGTAAAGGATTACCTTCTATACATAAAGACTTTAAGTATTGGAGTACATATTTGGATATATGGAAACAATGGTCTAAGGAGAATCCTGAATTAATTGAAGAATTAAGAACTATTACTAAAAATAAAGTATTAACTGATAAATTTGCTAATACTGAAAATAATCAGGCAAGAGCATTGGCGACAATATTAGGTAAGACCACTGGACCAATAGAAACGAGTAACTTTGTCAACATGGGTAAATGGGAAAATAGTCATAGAGATCCTATAGATGGCACAGATACAGATAGAAAAATGAGAGAACTTGCAGATGGTTTTATCGGTGAAATAGTATTCATGAATACTTCGTCACAAACAAGTCATGATAGAATATATAATAAAGTAAAGAATTACAAAGGTTATATTGTTTCAAAGCATCAAAAAAATATAACAAAAGAAGTAAGTATAGAAAAAGGAATTATGCCTTATGATGAATTTATGGATATAGATTACAATAAATTAAATGAGGAAGAAAAAACACTCTATGCTAAAAGCGCGGAAGAATACTATAAAAACATAAACTTACCCAATGAATTCGGGGATGAAACAATTTCGGATAATATTGATAGAAGATTTACAATAATGTTAGCCAGAAACAGTGAATTATCAGAAACACCGAAATTACAGATAGAAACAAAAGATGCTATATACCGTGCAAATATCAACGGAGCTAAGTTCATAGTAGGTAATTCGTATATAGATAAACCTTTTATAGACTATTTAGAAGAAATTAATGCTGATTATACAATGTATGGCTATGAAGGTAAAAATAGAATAATGCCTGAAAATATATCTAAACAATCTTATACGATACCTCGTAAAGACGATTATGCTCCATTGTTCAAAAAACAGGAAACACTTAAAATGCTTCATAAATCGCTTACAAACGATTTAAACAATGAAATCATAGGAATACCCGAATATATGTATAAAAACCTGTTTAAGAGCAATGGAGAGCTATTTAGAATGGATTCTTTAACACGTAATTTGATAGTTTCAAGAGTTGACAATGAAGTTAATCCTCAAACAGGTAAATTGATACCATATAGAGATAAAAATAATGTAGCCAAAGATGTATTTGATAACTTTGTTAAGATTAAACCATTCGGTAATACTAGTGAACCGGGAACTGAAGTATATGCAGCAAGCGTATATCATGATATATTTAATAGATATCCTGTTAAAAATATGGTATTTGAATGGAATAAAGTAAGTAATAATGAAAAATTCAGATATGATAATGGAGAAATACAAAGAATAATAGAATCTGATAAAGGAACTACGATACAAGATAAAATACGATTAAATGAAATATTCGACAGTGATGGCAATATAACAGTTTCATGGATTCCTAAAGATATATTGAATTCAGGGTTACATAGATTTGTAGAAATAAACAGGCCTTATACAGAAAGCGGTAAAAATGAATTAATCTCAAAGGCAATAGCCAATGTAACCAAGAAGTTAATACCTGATAACAAATTGTTACAAGGACAGTTATTCTCAAAATTAATGTATAGTAATCACAAAGGTTACCAATTACATACTTTATTCAGTTCCAAAGGATTATCCGGTGGTACTATCGGTTCTCCGATACGGCTTCAGGCAGATGATAATTATATTAAACTTGTATCTTATAAGTATGGTATAAACGAAGAACAAGCAAAAAATCTTATTATAGGTGAAACACCTTTTAATATGTACGAAAGTATAAAATTTGCTAAAGAAAACGGAGTTGAGCCATATGTCAAAGAATATAAATTAACTGAATATCTATATGATACTATGGATAAACTTAATCCGATAGAAGTTACAAATGAATCCAGAGATGGATTGAATATGTCCATATTTAACTTAAAGAAAAAAGTTACTTTATCTGATATAGGCAAACCATTGGATTTTATTAAAAATATGAATATAGCAATTAACAAAGATTTACTCGATAAAGCAAGTGAACTTATTGATAATAAACCTTTGTATCAATGGTTAAAAAGTGATTATGACGGAGTATTTGCTAATTATGTTAAACCTGCAGTTCAAGATAAATTTGCTAAAATACAAAAGCGTGAAAAAGCATTTACAAATGATGAATGGAGTAATCTGGAAACAAATATGCTTCATTATTTATCACCGGATATGGTAAGATTTACTGAAACCATGTATTCAAATCGTGAAGGAGGTTCTTATGGAGCTCAGGCAATAAGATTAACAATGATGGCTAATATAGCTAATGCTTTTGAACAAATGCAAAAAAGTATCTATTATATTAATAAACCTTTAATGAGTAAATTAAGAAGTTTTTCATTATTGCATTCTACAATGGAAAATGAAATTTACAGAGATTTGACTAATGTATTTAAAGTATTTAATCCTAATGAACTTATAACAACTACAGGAAAATGGAGTAATGGAGTAGAAATTGAAAATGAACAAAGATCACCCATGACTTTAAAGGACATAATTAATCAAGCTACATTGCTCCAATCTTCCTTAATGTTCCATCCTAAGCATTTGATTAACTTGTCTATACCAATAGAACAAATGAGGTTCCAGAAAGACATAGTATTATCTTTATTATCTGAATTAACTGACAATAGGACTTTGAATATTTTTAATTCTTCGTCAAAAAGAAAGAAAAATAAAATAAATAGTTATATAAGTAATATATATGGTGATGACTTTAGTATAGGTATTTCTGCCTTACAGAATAAACCTGAACTCATGGAACAATTTGGCATACATTCAGGATATGGCGATAATAGCATAAATCAAAGAAATATTAATTCACAAAAATATACAGGGGGTTATGATGTTAATGACGTAAGTAACTTAAGAGAAATGATTAAAAATCAATTAAGTCAAACATTGCCTAAGGGACAATTGTCTTTAGAAGATTTATCTACGGAAAATCCACATATAGATCCTATGCTTAACTATTTACGATTAAAGGTAAACTTTAATTCTATTGCCGATGTATTACAGAATATCGCTTTACAAATGGAATTTTCCAATGATAAACTTAATACAGATGATCCCGAGAGGTATACTTTATTAACTAAAAACATAGACAATACACGTAAGCTGGCTAATGAGTTAACAAATGCAACACCGTTAAAAATGGCTGATTTATTAAGAAAAAGGACATTAAGCGATGGAGAAACTATTGATTTAATTAAAAAAATAACTGCTAAAGAAGAAGAAGGTTCTTTGGAATACAGAGCCAAAAAGTATTATGCACATAAAGCAATAATGAATCAAAAGTACAGAGATTTGACGGATTATGGTTTATATGAAACAGGTGAAGCCGTTGATAATGACAAAAAGCCAATGGCTGAAAGAGAAAATACTAAGACTTCTTTATTCAATATAGCTACTCAGTACATTAAAACAGCTAAAGCGGAATTCAATGACTATGAACGCGATAAAGACAAAGTTAAAACTATTATAATTAAAAATGTCGAAGAAAGCATAAATAAGATTCCCGAAAACATTAATTCTTTAAAGTTAAATATTAAAGAAATAGAAAATAGCACTATACCGGAAGATTCCAAAAATAGAATGATGGACCGACACAAGAAATGGATAAGTGATTATGAAAAAAGGTTCTTTGAATACGATAATGACCCTGGTTATATAGGCAAATTGTCAGAAGAACTTTATAATGATGCGCTGGAGAATGTTGAACTACGGAATACGGAATCTTCCGGCTATTATAATCTTTTAAGAGACATGGGCGCTCCCGGCTTTGAAATGCCATTTGAGCGTTTAACAGGCGATAAAATACGAGAACTTAACGATTATGCTAAAAATGTCATACAAAACAAATTAGACATGTTCACCGATGAAATAGACATAAATGACAAAACTGTTTATTATGGTCAACAGGCACAAAGATTATTAGATCATAAAATCAATATTGACGATAAGATTACATTAGATAAAATACTATTAGCATTTAATCCGGCATTGGCAAATGATCCTAATGTTTATAGTTATAATTTAGATAATCTTGCTAATATGATAGGCGGTAAAGTTAAAAATGCCATTGTACAAGTAGAAAATGTATTTCAAAGAATATATAATGATGAGCCGGATAAAAATATTCAGGCAAGATTTACTATGATCGGTAAATTATCACGTACTATGAGTGCACAGAATCTATATGTCAATAAAATAGACAAAGAACGATTATTTACAAGTGATATACCTAAAGACAGCAATATGAACTTAATGGTACATACAGGCAATTTAGAACCTGTTAATATACAAGGTAGGTACATAGGAACAACTGAAATCGAAAATAGATATTTAGACGGTACTGTAGAAAAGATACCTGTTTTAACGATTATGGATGATTCGAATAAAGCTAAAACTTTATATATAATAGAAAAAGATAATATACTTGAAGCATTGCATGGAGAACCATATCCGAAATTACAGAAGTTCATGAGCAATAAGATTAATGAAACTTATAAAGAATCTTCCGAAGAAATGCTTAATTACATTAAGGCAAATTATTATAAAGAAGAAAAAAAGAGTTTTTATAGAAATATACAACGTACCGGTGAAGATGAATTCGGTGTTAATCTTATAACCAATAAAGACTTTGTTGTTAAATCAACTGTTATGTCATCTAATCCAAATGCAAAAGCTGTTAAATCATTGGAATACCGTAATGGAATAGGCAGAATAGATGTTAAAGTAAAAGAAGGTTTGTTTACTCCTTATAACTTAGCTAATGCGTTAGATAAGTATCTTAAAATGGGACAGAAAGCAACTGCTTTAAGCGTATATTTAGGAGGTCAATATCCTGCTATTGCCTTAGCTTCATTAGTAGCTTCGCCTATTATAGGATTACCGGCAGCAGGAGCTATATCAGGTGCTATGACAGTTGCACTTGGCAAAAGATGGTCTAAAATAGTCTTACAAAATTTTACGGATAATGCCGGGGTAGGCACTACATTTCCTACTTCTGAATTTGCAATAGGAAACAAAAATAAGTTTATGATGTTATTAGCCGGCATAAAACAAACAGGCACTGATATGAAATTAACCTGGGATATAGGTAATGATGCCAATAGGCCTGTTTCAACTGCTGCTGCATCTGTACGTGCTGTTACTGAAGGTACTAAAACAGTCAATACCAATATTCAGGATGCTTTAGACGATATAAAACAAACAGTATTAAACTGGAATTTCTTTAAAGATTTAAAGAACATATCAAGAACTAAACAAGCAATTGAAGTATTTGATAATTTAGCTAAGAACAAAGAAGATATAGATAGTTATTTAAGTGAATTAAGAGATGTATCGGGAGAAACAATAAAAGAAGTCATTAAATATACATTAAAGCAAACGGCTAAAATTGGTTCAAGCCCTATGTTTATTAATGAAAATATAGTTAATCTTAAATTAGCTAAAGGCAGAAATATAAGAGGAGAAGGCAAAACAAAGTATACTGAATCTGTGCCTTTTATTAATGACTTAAGCAGGCGTGAATACAATAATCTCATACTTAATTATTCTGATTATTTATCTACGATACTATCCGGCAAGGGATATGCACAACACATGGAACTAGTTTCTACATATAATTCATATAACAAAATGGCTTATAAGATAAATGACATTATAGGCAAAGGTGGTGCAAGAGAAAGAGCTATGAATGAATTTAAGGAATCAATACTACAAAAAGCTAAAGATGAAAACAGATCTGTATCACCCGAAGAAATAGAATTTATTAATAGTGTTAAACCCGATATGAGTAAATGGCTAAGCACAGAACTGGAAAAATCATTGGTATGGAAATCAATAGGTAATTATGTGCGTAATCCGGCTCAATCAACATCAGTAGGCAGAATGTTGACAATGTTTGGTAACTTTAACAAAGAATCCGGTTTGAACCAAACTACTTATATGATTAAACGCAAACAAATGTATAATGCTTTAATGGAAGGAATAGCCAAAGATAAAGAATTTGTTAATTACATGGAACACATAGGAATACCCTTTGGAGACTGGTATTTGGCTAAAGACAGTATAACTCGTTATGCTGTTCAGGGTTTATTTAAACACGCTGTAACAGGCGGTATAGCTCCTTTGCTCGGTTATATCGGATTAAGCGGTATGGCATCTTTCTTAAGTCAATTACAGGAACTATTTTTTGATGAAAAGAGCTTTTATGGAGTATTTACTACAGGTGACAGTATCCGTATGGCAGTTGCAGGAATGATACAAAGTGCATTATTGTTTATGGTGTCTAATGCGGGGGATATGAATAAAACAACACATAAGTCTAATTTGGATAAAATAATCAGACCTGTTGGAAATGTTACAAAAGGATTAGGCGGAGGTTATGCTTTAAGTCCATTTGTGGAATTCATACTTGAGCTGGCAATTTTAACTATGAAGAACTATTGGGACCAATATAAACAATATGGAAGAAAAACCGAAACAGTGGATAATGAACATTTTACTAATTGGATGTTTAATAGTGCTTATGAATTTGCATATATACCTGTACAGCCATTTGCTTCATTTGGAAACCAAGTAACAAAACAGTATAAAGAAAATGTTGGAAATAAGAGAAGATGATGTTAAATTGCATATAAATTTTTAAAATAAAGGAGAAATGTTATGATGTTATCAAGTCCAATCATGTTTATCTTTGAATTGAAAGATTCAAGTTATTCTAATAAAAACGGCAGAACAATGGGTAATCAATATGTCGTTGTAGGCCATGAAGATAAACAAAGCAAATTTTTATTTATAAACGATAAAAAAGAAATAGACGCTATAGAAATGTCGGGTATTAAATTCGTTAGATTTAAAGATGATCCTGTACCTGTTAGCATTCCACAAGTGAAAGAAAGATGGGAAACATTTGATAAAACAGTAAAACAAAGTGAATCATTTGATCTAATTACTGCTTTAGAAAATATGAAATTACAGGATATACCTAAGTCAGTTAAATCTGCATGTACAACAGTTATACGTCATTATCAAGGAATCATGGATGAAACTGGAGAAAGCACAAATTGAAATAACTGATTACCAAAAGCTATTTGCCAAAGTATCAAAAAAGGACATGATTCTTGTACCTATTAAGTATGTGCCTTATGTAATCAGATTAGCAGAAGAAGAACCGACTACATTAGAAATGATATGGAAAATATTAACATTAGCACCGAAATTGATTAAGTTAACTTATTATATATTTATGTTTTATTTAAAGTTTAAGGAGTGGTATAATGGAAAACTGGAAGACAACAGCAGGAGCAGTCATAGGAGCAATAGGATTAGCTCTATCACAGATAAATGAACCTGAGTGGGTTTCATGGCTTGGAAAAGGTTTAATACTTATAGGTACTTTATTCTTTGGTTATAATGCAAAAGATAAGTAATTGATAATACTAAATTATTGGAAGGGTGTATAATCACCCTTTTTTTATATGTATAGAATACATTGTAAAATATATGTTTATAATCCTTTATTAAACCGTAATGAATTTTGCGGTATAATGATAATGCCAAGAACTTGTTATTGCTTATATAGTATATACTTGAATTAATATGGACATAGAAGACATAATAGCTACATGTGTAAAAAATACTGCAAATTCCAGCAATACCGAAAAGTTAGGTATATACAGATTTGCTAAAATGTTCTTTCCGAATATATTCAATCGTAATTTTAGCGAAGTGCATTATATTATGGCTGAATTGTTATTTAAGCTTCATGATCCGTCAAAAGAATATGTTATGCAGAAACAAGCATATTTCATGGTGCACAGAGAAGCTGCTAAAACGACCATAGGAAGCTTTTTGTTTCCCACCTATCTCTTATACCTCAAAGGCCATGATATATACGTTAGAAGTGAACTATTGGGCTGGAATGAGCAAAAGAAAGAGGACTTTAAGCAATATATGATAAATGACGATATTGTACGTATGCCTATTAATGAAAGTTTCATTGTAATTGCATCTCAAACTTTAAGGCGGGCTGAAGGATTCATATCATCTATAAAAACCACAATTGAATCAAGGTCTGATTTAGCTAAAATATTCGGTGATAAGGATCCGAGAGTTATTGAAGATTATGAAGATAGAAAAAGAACACATAAGATGTGGAGGGTTAATAGTTTTATTACTTCAGATGACACAATTATATGGGCAATAGGAGCAGGTCAGCATACAAGAGGATTAAACATAAACGGCAAAAGGCCTACTTTGATTATTGCCGACGATATATATTCACAGGATAATACTAAAACAGAACAATCGCGACAACAAATAGAATATTGGTTTGATGCTGAATTGCTTAACAGCGCTGATTCAAGAGAAGGCAAAGTATTAATGCTCGGAACATTAGTTCATCCGGACACTGTATTCAAAGATATAGTTAATTCTAAAAACTGGTATGGAGTAAACAGGCCTATTATATCTGAAGCTGAACTTAAAGCATTGGTTAATATATGCACAAAAGACGGCAATTTCATAGTGCCTGAATTAGCCGAGTGCAATCACTTGGATGATGGTTTAAGAACATTATCATGGAGAGATCATAAAGGCAGTTATTTTATTCTTAATAAATATTATGAATATTTGAAAAAGAATAAACTTGATAATTTTTATCAGGAGTTTATGAATAATCCCCTTGCTCCGGAAACCTTAATGATTTCTCCCGATAGTTTCGTTAAAACGCATATGAAGGTATATAAAGAAAACTCAAAACAAATGGTAGAATTCATATATGATAATATGAAATGGAAAGGTGAGCTAAATTTATATATTGGATTAGACATTGCATCTTCATTTGCACAGACAAGCGATGATACTGTTATAATGGTTGCAGGATATGCACGATGCTGGCCCAGTGTTCCGGGATATGATTTGCATTATTTAGCCAAGGATATGCCAAGGGGAAAAGTGTTTCCTATAATTGTACATATTGAAGGTGGTAAATACTCAGTAACGGATTATCAGCAAAGACCCGGTATGACAGAATCATTAATGAGAAGATGTACAGAATATCTTATACAACAGATAAATGCAGAAACCCAGGGACAACAGGAACAGATAGTACGTGAAATACGCAAGAATTTTGAGGAACCCGATGTTGAAGCAGTTGCATTGCGTAAAAGGGTGCTTGAATCTCCCAGGCCTCTTAATATAACCATATTCAATGAAACTACGAATATGAATAAAAAAGAAAGGATATTAAGTATATTATTGCCTATTATTCAAAGGCATAAAATAGTATTATATAATGACAGAATAAACGAAGTAATGATTGATAGATTATATAGTCAATTATTAACAGTTGGATTTGCAGACCACGATGATTTTCCTGATGCTTATGCTATAACAATGAAGCATGCCATACCTCCTGAAATTGACGATAAGCTTATAAGAGATTTAACAGGCAATGTATATCACAAAATTACCTATAACAGAGAAATGGAATTAATAGCCGAATATGGTGATGATTGGATGTATTATTATTAGTTTAATCATCAGTACCGGTACTTAATTGCCCTATAACTTTATCTTTTAAAACATCATTAATATTTCTTTTAATCGGATTACTCTTTTCATCTGTTATATTAACGCTTATACGTTCTTGAAACGTTATTGCGGTTTCAATTGCATATTTTTGCAACAGCGCAGATGCAGTATCGCTTTCAATAATCTTTTTAAGCTTTTTAACAAGTAACTCATTATTAAGTCCTTGTGCTTTCATTTCTTGCTGTATAGATGCCATAATACCTGTGTCCTTTAAATAGTTCTGAAATGCTTTATTTTCTAGTATCATTCCTAATATTTGTTCCATTTTATTACGTGATTTATATTTACTGAATACCAATTCAAATGCTAAATATATGTCTGTTCCTTGACTTAAGTACCATGCAAATAACTTATGTCTTGCATCAGAAAAATTTCTTTTAATATTTTGTTTTTCATCTCTTGACCATTTGAATACTTTATGCCTGAATTTATTACTATCTCCATATAACAAATTATGATATACATAACCACAAGGAAACTCGATACTAACCATATGTGATACTTTGCCTACTGTTAACCGTCTGTGACTAATACGATGTATAACAGGTAAATAATAGCCATTATCAGATATAACATAATCATCTGCTTTGCATTCTTCAAGTGCAACTAATGTATTACCTGAATTATCGAATTCCTGTTTATTTTCGTATATCAGCAATTCCGGGCTTGAATTTTTTAGCTTTCTTGTTACTATTATCATTATTTTTTTGATGATTAAATCCGTTTAAAGTCGGATACATGATTCTAAATGTGCCTAATTTATTATGGTATTTTGAACTTTTGGTATATGTAGCAATTACTTTAGCTCCTTTGTCCATAGGTAGATTATGTTTTTTATTAAATTCCATTGCCAATTTAAGTGCATCATCATGTTTCACGTGAAACTATCTCCTCAAGTTATTAAGAATACTATTCCAATACAAATATAAAACAATATTTAACTCGAAACAAGTACAAATATTTTATTCAAGTAATCCCTAAATATTTTCTAATAAGTACAAAATACAAGTTGGAAAAACAAAAGTTTCGATGCTTAAATTATTTATCAAACAGGAGGATTTATGCCAATAAGGCCATATCCGATAGTTGTTTTTAATGATGGATTAGTTTATTATATAGACATTGAATCATTAAGAATAATACGTGAAGGTAATAGTAACACCTGTTTTCATTTTGACAATGAAACAAAGTTATATAATTTTATAGACCACTTTGAGCTCACCAATTGACATCTCGAAATAGCAATAAATGGTTAACTATGAATAAGCATAGTTACAGGTTCGATTCCTGTTATTGCTACTAATTTATTATTAATAAAGGAATTATAATGAAAACACAAGTAACATTTGATGATGTATTATCATCAATAGCAAGAGAAATGAATTTAAGCAAAGAGGATATATTATTACTTATTGAATCCGAAGATGATTTTCATATAGGAAACAAAAGTAATATATTGATTCCGGGTATATCTTGCAGTGAAGAAGATTATAATGATCATGAAGATAATTATGAATTATATTATTAATATTGGAGGATTTATGAAAGGTTTAGTATTTTCAATGCTATTAGCAATATTGAATTTTACTCAGTTTTATTTTACAGATGAATATAATTCACTGTATCTGGGTATTATATTCAGTATTATAGCAACAGTAGGCGCATTTGCACGCAAACGCATATTTGCCGAGTATTAATTATGAATATTGTTTTATTCAAGTAATCTTTAAAATAGCTATTGGAAATACTAATAGCTTATCGTAAACATACATATAGGAGTATCATTATGTCAACAGAAGTATCAAACACAGCAACATCAGTAGATGTTAAAGCTTTAGCAACAACTGCTTCAGCATATCTTAAATTTATGAGACCCAGTTCCAAAGGTATTGGGGTACTATATCTCAGCATACCCAAGATCAAAACCAAAGAAGGAACTGTCATTGCGATCAAGTGGACTGAAGATGAAGTATCAAGTTTCAGTAATTTCAATGAAGATTTAGCTTCAGTCGGTGAGATTGAAGCGTCTGCCCATATCTTCAGAACCGGAAACGATTTCAAAACTAACGAACCTGTTCTTTATGCGAAACCAAAAGCATTGGTTTATAATAGTAACAGAGCTAACTAAGCTTTGTTGTAATATTGGGAGACTTCGGTCTCCCTTTTTTATTTATAACAGCAATACAAGCTCATAGAGACGTTTATATTCCAAATTCATATCAATCCATAGGTTCAGGGATATAAACGCAACAGCGTGTCTGCAATGAGCTCACAAACGTATATATATATAGTATTAGGTATTAGTTTTATGTATATCTAATCATTTAGTTAAGTATGTATAGAGTAGCTTATTTAGTCTATAAACAATAATTAGACATAAAGAATATTAGAATATTAAAGACATAAAGACTAAGAGTTATATACTAGAAAGTTATAGCTATATACTAATTATAATATATTAGTTAATTATATATATTCTTAATATATCCATATTTGTTAGACGCTCACGCATGCGATTAGATTAATGTTATATAGTATTCTATGTGCCTTAGTTTATTTAGATACCCCCCGTATCAATGTACTAGGGGGGGGAGTAGTTTTTTAAGACCATGCACCTCTATGCGAGGGTACCCGTACACATTATGTGGTAAAATTTTGTTACAAGTCATAAATTTTTAATAAAAACCAAACCATATTTTTTCTTTTTATTCAAGTAAGCATTAAATAATTATAAAGATTAATATAGGCAAATATTATGAAGATTAAACAAAAAATGACAAATATTGTTTATGGAGTTGTTTTGCATGAAGTTACTGGCAATTTCAGGTATTTGGGTAAATCGAATATATTCGAAGATGCTGATATAAGATATTACCAAGACATCAAGAATCATTGTTTAGATGGTATATTGGTTACAGAGTACAATCAGCATTATGGATTATTTGATGAGGATGCTAAAAAGATAGCAGAGTTATTGCATTTGGAATCAGAATTATATCATGGAACTATAAGTGGGGAGGAATTGTCTTATTTAAGGATAAGGAGAAACGGAGGCCCTATTGATCATTTAAATACTTTATTATCAACGGGATTAAAAATATATATAGCGGATATCGAATGAATCAAATAATAGTATGCAGTGCTGAGCGAATAGATCATGTATATAATGCAAATTATGATTACATTACTAATTTTTGTTTAATCAAAGATAGTTGCAAGAGATATGATATTTACAAAGATTGCCCGGATGATTTTGGTAAATATAAAGCTAATCGAGTGTTCTTAAGAACACCATTTGAAAAAAATTGTGTAACATGTAAAAAATTTATTAAATTAGAAAATAATTAGTACTAACAAAAGGAAAAAATATGAATATAATGGAAAATGATAAAAAGGTTGAAGTTAAGAAAAGTCTTCATCTTATCAAAAAAGACGATGGTTTTATATATGAACCTTATAATAACAAAAAAATTGATATTATAGAATTATTTACAGATTTCACTGAATTAATTTTATCAATGCTTGATAGAAATAAATGTTTTCTATATATTATTGCCGAATTTGAACATGATGCTTCAAAAGATACTCAAGAAGTATTTACTATAATTCCGCCTACTATTGGAGAAGAAAAAGAAATAGCTGATACTTTTGATAACTATGATGAAAGAGACGATGCTGAAAAGTATTCCGGAGCATTAAAAGTTTTAGACCGTGAATTAGATGATTTGCCAATGTAAGATGAATAAAGTAATAACAAAAGAAAACATAGAAAATATATGTCCTCATTGTAAATATGACGAAGATATGGAACAGATTTATATCTGGGATGACGGTGAAACTTATATTATAACTTTACAGTGTGGTAATTGCAAAAAGTCATTTGACCAGCGATACACACATGTATATTTATATACTGAATACGAGGTAAAAAATGATAACAAATGAAACAGCAGCAGGCAAAGAGATTATCTTTGAAAAATCTGACTTTGGTGAATTGTTTACTGATATTACTATTGGACATCTTAAGATATTCTATAGCAATACTGAAATTGAGATACGTAAAAAAGTTTATGAATATCCCACACAATTACATAATCAGTATGAAACAGTTTACAAAGATTTCTTAAGAAAGAAGGAATTATGAAAGAATACAAAATACCAACAAAATTTATTTTTGCAGGTTACTTTAGAATAAAATGTGAAAATAAACTACAGGCAAAAGAATATGTTGAAGAACATTGTGGTTTAGTTATAGGTGATATACATTCCTCGTTACCTGATGATCAAGTAGATTGGGAATTTGATGTACACTCCAAAAAAGTTACAGGAAGAATTACGGAGCTAAAATGAAAACAAATAAAGATGCATTAATAGCAGAGTTTAAAACTTTGCTTAAAAAAGTGAAACTTGACTATCAAGGTAAAATACCTGTATATTCTGTATTGAGACATGTTAGCCAATCAGGTATGCAAAGAACAATTGCTTTTTATCTGATTATAAATAATGAACCAAGATTGATTGATTACTATATAGAAAATATAGCAGATTACAAAATGAACAAAAGAACAGAAGGACTAATTGTTCGTGGTTGTGGTATGGATATGGGATTCTCTGTTGTTTATAACTTTAGTCATTGTGTTTTTAAAGACACTAAAGGAATAGCTGAAGCAGGATACGTATTGAATAATCATTGGCTGTAATTGAAATATTTCTTTATTATATTGCTGCTTTCAACGGCTTCTATTGATGCCCGGAATATTAATTGGTATTATCTCGATAAGGGATATACTAAATATTCTCTCCACGTCAAGGAAGCCGCGATAAAGTTTCAATTAGATGAAGAATTTATTTGTGCATGGATTAGTTGGGAAAATCCATCTTGGTCACCTACAAGACCGGGAATGGGAGGCAGAGGTATGTTACAGGTCAAGCAAGGTCCTTTAACTGCCAAAGAAGGTATAATGTCAGGGTGTGCTATATTGGCTGGATATATCAGGAAAAACGTAGCAGCAAAACCGAACCATGATTATATAGATCATTTATTGCATGCTCTGACTATGTATAATGCAGGTGAAGCAGGAGCCAAAAGATATGGAGGCATTAATCTTTATGCTTACAATGTATTAAGATTTTGGAATTTAATAGAAATGAAAAGAATCATAAATGAATTTGAGGTAAAATATGAATGTTTTAGAAATCAAAACGAAAATCGTTAAAAATGTGGGTATCCTTAGATTGTCTAATCATGCTGAGATTTTTCTTACTAACTGTCGGTTTATTCCCTCCAATAAAGATTGGTTTTATAATAATATTCATAATTATATTACTATTGCTTTTAATGGCTTCTTTATTAACGTGAAAACAAGAAAACACAGGAATTATCCATGCGGTTTTTTTAAAGACATGGCTTTATTGAGAGAGGTTGAAAGAGCAAGAAAAACAGCTGATAAGATTATTAAGAAATTTAGGATACAATAAAATGAATATAAAAAGCAAGGAATACTTGGAATATTTGAATAAGCATTTATTTGCAATAGCGCCTAATTGTGAATCTATTTCTGAAAAAATGTTAATTCCTGAAATAAAAAAACAATTAAAAGAATCTTATGAAATTTACAAGAAGGAAAACATGAGTATAACAACGGTACATGATTTTAATTACATGGTTAAAACAGGTCAACTAAAATATATGCAATTGTCTTCAGATAAGTATTTAATGCTTAATCGCAGAGGCGAATACCGCAGATATGGTTATGTGGCTTACAGTATTAATTGTGCATTCTTTGGATTAACTAAAGAAAAAGCGATTGCAAAATATAAAAAAGTTATTAGTAAATAAAGTATCACAATTAGAAATGGAATTAATTAATGGAGATTGAAATGATAGAATCTATAAAAGATTACATTCACAAATTTATTATTGATGGCGAAGATATAGAAATGAAAATTAACTATGACCATAAACATCTATATTGGGAAGCACATTTAATTAAGGGCGACAACCCAATGCCGGCACATTATGGCGGTACTTATGAATCGCTCGAAGATTATATCAAAGAAATGGAAAAAGAAATGCGGTATGGGCGTAATTTCCATAAATACGGTTATAAGCAAGCAAAACAAATGTACAATAATGGGAAAGTAATGAAATGAAAAAAGATGAATTTGAGTTAACGAATTGGAATAAGAATACACAATTCCAGTACCTGAATAAGTGGTGTGATGTAACCGGTGTGGACTTTGAAATAGGAAATTTGTACTTCGGCGACCCTCAACAAAGCGTTGATTTTTCGGATATACAAGCTGTTCGTATCAAACCCACAGAGATATTCATTGACAACATCGTTCTACACTTGCCTGAAAAATGGATGTATGAAAAGATTGTTGAACTTGTAGGGTGGTATGATAACGAAAAGAAGTTAGATTATTGGAATGAATATGAACAGAATATTGCTGTTAAAATTAATAATAACAAAATTCAAAAATTTTGTACATGGCGATTTTATCAAGATTTTTTTCCAAGTTATAAATTCATGGAATATAATGAATTTATGGCAGAGTTTTTTCCTGAAATCTTAAAAGAAAAGCCAGAGGAAGCCAAGCCGAAAGAGATTATCATAACCGAGTATTCTAAGGGTTGCTATGACATTGATAGTGAGGCAATCAGTCAAATGAAAACCGACATACAAGAATTACAAGAGACAGTCAATTATTTATTGAGGATGGTAAAATGAAAACTTATGAAGAAAAAGAAATGTTTGAACAATTAGCAAAACCTCTTATTGAATTTTTGAATGATAATTATAACCCGAATACATATATCATCATTGATTCCCTGAGTGCGGAAATAATAACTGGAGAAATGCCTTTTTATAAAGGAGAATTTGTTAAGAATTACCTTTTGGAGCAGTGGCGGAACAAGTAATGCAATTAGAAACCGATATGTTTAGATGGAGAATTAATTATTCAGGAGCAAAAAGAATGAACTACACAAAAGAAGAAGCAAGTAAATTATACCCGAATGTAATATTTTTTGGCGATGTCAGGATAGATACTAATGTCAAGATAGGTTCAGGTGTCATAATAGGTTCAGGTGTCAGAATAGATACTAATGTCATAATAGGTTCGGGTGTCAAGATAGATACTGATGTCTGGATAGGTTCAGGTGTCATAATAGGTTCGGGTGTCAAGATAGGTTCTAATGTCTGGATAGGTTCAGGTGTCAGGATAGGTACTAATGTCTGGATAGGTTCAGGTGTCATAATAGATACTGATGTCATAATAGATACTGATGTCAGGATAGATACTGATGTCAAGATAGGTTCAGGTGTCATAATAGGTTCGGGTGTCAGGATAGGTTCAGGTGTCATAATAGGTTCGGGTGTCAGGATAGGTTCAGGTGTCATAATAGGTTCAGGTGTCATAATAGGTTCAGGTGTCAGGATAGGTACTAATGTCATAATAGGTTCGGGTGTCCAATTAAAACGACCTTTTCCAATTATACACTTATCCGGTCTCTATAGATACGAACAAGATATATATTACGATTTTAAACGGGAAACTGTTATAATTAGAATGGGTTGTTATCCTCGCACTATTGCAGAGTGGGATGATGACTTTTGGAATAATAATAGTGAATTTCCAGAAAAATCAGAGCAAGGCGCAATAAGATTAATGGCTTATCAAATTGCAAAAAGCATAGCTGAAAAAACGATTTTGCCATTATTGAGGCAGAAAAGGAATATAATGAACGGAGATTAAAATGGAACGATACTTAGCAAACATAAACTTTCACGTTTGGGCTGATTCCGAAGTTGAGGCATTAGAAAAGATAAATGAAATTACCCGTTATTTAGACATGGAGAAAGACGCTAAAACTTATTTAACTGAATTTTGGTTTGTTCCTTATGCAGAACCTACTAAACATAGACAATTAGATATACGTGAAATTTCAAATAAATTAGGGGAGTAGAAATGAGTAATAAGATTGAAAAAATAAAAGAGATAAAAACAGCAGTTAGCGGTTATAAAATCAGTGATGAGGTTAAAAATGAACTATTAACTATGTTAGACGAGCTTGAACCTGGACTTAAAACCGAAACGGATAAGCTATATATGAAGTTGGGGAAATTCACTTATAAAGGATTCAATCAAACTCAAGGTGATTATTACGAAGACGGCGAAGTGGTAATTTGTAACAAAATCAAAGAACTAAAAAAAGAAAAGGAGAGGTTGTAAAATTATGAATCAAAACAATGAAATGGATAGGGTTGATGAAATAAAAGAAAACATTAGTCAATTTTCCGGCGCTCATTTTTGGAAATTTTGTATTTATAAAAAACTTGACGAACTCCGTCCTGAGCTAAAGAGCGATTTAGATACACTAAAGATTGAGTTAGCTGAAAGATTAATAGAGATATACAACGAACATGGTTCTGATGTTATAAACAACGAAGATGAAACCGACCCGGAATTAGCAACAATTTATTTTAAAATCAAAGAACTAACAAAAGAAAAAGAGCAAGTGAAATGAAAACATGCAATAAATGTGTTTTATTGAATCATGATAAATGTATTCTTAAGCACGCAGTAGAACAACAGCATATTAGAACACAATTGGGAGAAAAGATATTTATTGTACCTAAAGAATATTGTAATAAATTTACATCGTATAAAAAAGCAATAAAATGTATTATGATAAAAAATCAGAAATATGAACAATTGGAATTATCATTGGAGGATGAATGCAAGATATCACAAAATTAGTAGATAACTTAGTCTGTGATTGCAAATTTAATTTTTACGATGTTAAACAGAATACAGATAACTTAATTAAAGAAGGATGTTCCTTTGGACAAATATATCTATTCGTAAGTCACATAGTAACAAGAGAATTTTTTAATGAATTTTTGCAAGAAGAATATGGAGAAACTTTATTATGAAAATAACCAATAGATATAATTTACCGGAAGCCTTAGTTAAAGCGGTAAAATCAAAAAGAGAATATTATGAATTCAAGGAAAACAGAATAGGCGCTACTACTTTGATAGATAGCCCATATCGTAGAATGTTAACCATGCAACATTATGATGAAATAGAAGAAGATATATCAAGTATGTTATGGGCTATTCTTGGTATAGCGGTTCATAAAGTACTTGACCAATTTGACAATACAACTGTTAAAGAGTTAAAAATAGAACATAAGTACATTTATAATAATACAGAATATACTATTGTATGCATTGGCGATATGTGGAATCCTGTTAATAAACGACTTACTGATTGGAAGATTACATCAAAGTATTCTATGGACAAAGATAAAGATGAATGGACTAGTCAATTAAATGTCAATAAGTATCTATTCGAATCCATAGGATTAGAGGTAAATAGTCTTGAGATAAGTGCTATCTTAAGAGATTTCAGTAAAAAGGATAAAATAGAAAATAAGTTTCCTTTTGTTATACCTTTTGTTTCAAGAGAAATAAAGATTATAGACAAAGAATCTGTTAAATTATATATTGAAGAACGTTTAAAAAAGCATTTTGTAGATGATATTCAAGAATGTACCCCGGAAGAAAGATGGCAAGTTCCTAATATATGGGCTGTTATGAAAAAAGGCGGTTCAAGAGCAATAAATGGAGGTTTACATTATAATGAAATAGAGGCAAACGAACATTTGAATAGAGTTGGACATGATTATTTTGTTCAATTCAGAAAAGGTGAAGATAACAGATGTGTCGAATATTGTTCTGTAAATAAATTTTGTGATTACTATAAGCGTAATTATCTTAATAAAGACATTCCAAAACTTGATTAAAAATAATATAAAAATATATTTGCATTTGTGTAATATGTTTATTAGATTGCAATTGTGTTTTAGTTCATAAACAAAGGATTCCAAATGAATATTTTAGCTATTGACCCTGCCACTAAATGTGGCTGGGCTGTAAGTAACCAAATTTACGGATGTTGGGACTTATCTGTACGTAGAGATGAAAGTAATGGTATGAAACTCCTTCGCCTGAGAGCTCTGTTGGAAAAGACACATAATGAATTAGATCTTCAATTAGTGGTTTATGAACGTCCGGCAGGGCTCCATGCGAATAGTATTATACATCAGGCAAAGTTAATAGCAATAATAGAAACCTTCTGTGAAGAACGTAATATACAATATAGAGCATATTCTGCAAGTGAGATAAAAAAGTTCGCTACAGGCAAAGGAAACGCCAAGAAAGAACAAATGATACTATTCGCCAAAGAGAAATTAGATTATAGTGGAGACAATGATAATGAAGCAGATGCTTTATGGTTGTTAAATTTAGTAAAAAAGGATTTAAATATATGAAAAAAAAGATGAAAAAATTATTATTAATATTAATTGCTATAATGTTTATAGCATGCGATAATGCGACAGAACCTGATGACTTTACGATATATGACATAGAGGGAGAATGGTACTGGCATGGACATGAACGGTCACAAGTTTTTATAGATATTGAATATTTGCCAAATTGCATATTAGGCAATAGAGAACTTACTTATGATACCGGTTGGCAGTTTGAAAGTGGTCCTAACGGAAATTTAATTAAATGGACTACAAGATTAAAAATGGTAACAAGAGATTCAGTTAATCAATTTAGAATCTTTAGAAGAAAAGATAAAGATAATCATATAATTGAATTTATTGATTTTTCTAAATGCACAAGTGAGAGACCTTTTGATATATGCCCAGAAATATTAACAAGAGTAAAATTATAAATAATTAAAAGAAAGGTAAAAATGAATTTATTCAGTGATGATGTTAGAACAAGAAATAGTATTTCCTGTAAATTAAATATAACCAATAATATTAGTGATATATTATTCCCGATAGACATTAAGAACATATATGGTTCTGGAGTAAATGATGAAGATTCTTATGATACAGATTATAAAGGTGTATTCAGATTAGACACTTTTGATTGTTTGTATATTGGTAAAAACTATGAAATCATAGAAAATGAAGTTATAATGAATAGCTTAGAACCATTGATAAAAGAAGGATTTGAGTATAATCGCATAGAAAGTTACAATGATACTAAATTCAAGATTGATATGATAAATAAAACAGTTAGTGTAAAAGTGCAAAATGAAATAGTGCATCCTAAGATACAGATAACTAATTCTTATGACGGCTCAAATTCTTTATCTTTAGCGATAGGCGCTTTTATATTCGTTTGCGGTAATGGTTTGATAATAGGCCAAGCAGATACTTTTAAACATAAGCATACCCAGTCATTGAGAGATTTTGATTTAGACAATTTCTTTTTAAACGGATATAAGAACACTTTGGACAATACGCTCAATTATCTTACAGATAAAATATGGTCTAATGAAAAAGAAGAAGTTGAAGATAAATTTATGAAACTCATAAAGCCATTTAGCAAAGGTGACAAAGTGCATCCATTGGCTAATATGCTAAAAAAAAGATTTATAATTGAAAATAATAAATACGATAATAAGGAATTTGCATTAATGATGGCTTCCACATATCTTGGTACACATGGATATAAAGAAGGCGTCTCTTATCAAAATCAGAATATTATCAATAAAAATGTATCTGAGATATTTTTTAATTAAAACTTGTATCACGTATAGCATATTTTATGCATGATTGTTCTTTTAAAATTAGTAAAAACAATTCAATGTTATACGTGATACTTTATATATGGAGAAAAAATGGATGAAATTGTATTAAGGAATAAAATTGAAACTTTAGATTGCAAAACAAACATAAGTTTTAATTTAGATAATAACATAAATGATTTAATGATTCAATCGGATCATGAACAAAGATTATTAATTATAGATAAAATAGAAAAGAAAGTAAGAGAAGAAAATCCTGTTGCCGGGGATATTGAAGTATATAAGAATGCTATAGTCAAAGGTATTGTTAAACCAAAAGAAGATTTTGACCTCAAGTACGAGGGAACACTGAATATTTCCGGCAATTTTAGCGAAGATGGTATATCGAAAATAGGAGGTATATCTCCTGAATACAAACGAAGAGTTGAAAATAGAGCAGAATTTAACCATTGGAAAAAATATTGGTATTTATATGATTTCTATGAAAAAAATCCTACTGTATTCCCGGATTTTGATTTTCATATGATATATATAATAAAATATGTATATACGAAATATCAAAAACGTCCCAAGGAGGGATTAAAATATTTAGCTTTAATAAGATACAAACTAATGCAATTTCAGGGTAATGAAGAATTATACTCAAAGCAATTTCTTGATTACGCTAATAATGAAATAAATAAGAATACAGATAATTTAAAGAACATAATTGAAATTTTTGAAATAACAGGAGACAATAGTGGAAACAAAAGAAATGACAATAATCGAGAACAATACACAAAACTTGAACTCACTTGAAAACATAAAGATTAAAAATCAAAAATTAAGAAATAAAAAGACTGATAGAAAATTAATAAAAATTCTTGATAAAGGATATGATAAAACAGGCAAACATTTATTATTTGATTATGTCAGTTGGGGTACTGTAGCAAGATGGTTAGATGAATATTACCCATGCTGGAGTATGGAAATATTGCCTGATAGCATTAAAAACGAAGCCGGCAGTATTAATTGCATAGTAAAATTAACTGTATTTGAAGAAGGCGGAATACCGAGAATAATACAGTGTTGCGGTACAAGAAAAATAGATATTAAGCAAAGCGATGGCAGTGTAGTAAGTTTAGATTACTGGAAATCAGCAGAGACAGATGCATTCAAAAGATGTGTTGCAAGATTAGGCGGATTTAATGATATATATACGGACAACACAGACGAATTAACCGAAGATACTATTGAATATATATTTGACCAGGTATTTCCAAGATTAACAAAAATAGCAGAATCAGAAAAATACCCGGATTACACTATGGACAATGTAGCAAAAACGCTCAAAGGATATTTTAAAGGAGTTGTAACATTAGAACAAATTAATCACAAATTCATGAGAACAGACAATGAAAACACTAAGGATTAAAAGAATAAGAATTAATGCTAAACAGGTCAAGATAAGTTTTGAAGAACTTAACGAAGATAATTTATGGATTCATACATCTATAGAGAGCCCGGAAATGCCTAAACAGGTATTTATAGATTCGCTACAAGCATTGGCTTCTGATATATGCACTATAAATGAATACAATAGTTCTATTGTTCCTGAAATAAAAGTTACCGGATTAACCTTTAGATGGGACAAAGATATTAATAAGTATAAAGTATTATTGGTAGCTAAGAGAAAAATCAGATTATCTAATTCCCCAAGTAATCTAATTACACCTTTGGTATCAATAGATAAATTAAATGAAAATGATGAAGACTTTAAGTATAAAATGGATTTAGATAACAAGATAGTAACTATTATAAAATATGCTAATTTATATTTATCAGGAGATAGAGAAAAATCAAAACAGGAAAAAATTGAATTTAAACAAAAGTAAAAAATAATTTAATAAGGAAATCAAAATGGGATTATTAGAATTTGAATCAAGTTCGGGAAAAATCAACAAAGGCATTAGAGATGGTGAATTAATTGATTATGTTATAATTGATATTGGATTACCAAAATCATATATAAAAAAGATTGCAGAAACCAATAAAAAGAAAAAAGATGAAAATGAAGCATTAGGAGAAGATTATATACCGATACCGCCAACGTATAAAGAAGGAGGTATAGAAATAACCATTGCTGCTGTACGCAGAGAATTAAAGTATCATGAAGATGGCAGTGTAACAGGTAGAGACGTATTTTTGTCCCAAGGAGATAAATTAGTAGCACCTGATTATAACGCTGTTTGCAGATATCAGCAAATGACACCAAGACAACATTTTAATGCCGCTAAAAAAGACGGTTCCAAATATGGTGATTGGTTTAGAGGATGTGGCAGAGAAGATGCAATAAATAACAAACCAATTATAACAGGACAATTTTCTACTGAAGTATCATTTTATCCTCCGGTAAGTGCCATGAAAGACAATAGTGATCCATCTGTAAAATGGGATAAAAGAATATCCGCAGATAATATACCTATTGGCGAAGAATACAGATATAAAGAACTAATGGACGCAGAAGATAAGCGTCAAAAAGAATGGCAGAATTTATTCAAGTTATGGGATGATGCTACAGAAGAAGAACGCAAAGTATTCTTATTAAGAATTGTATCAAAAAGATTATTGATATGCAAAATGATAGATAATAAATTTCATTATCTGTTACCTGAAGTAGGAATGTTCTGTAGAGCAATGGTTAACAATAGAAATGATAGTTCTTATTTTAATATCAAAGCATTTGGATTCTTTAGCAAAGAGGAAAAAAGAACTCCGATATATAGCACATGTTCGGTTAGTGAACCTGACGAAGAAAATAAAGATATAGTTAAACTTATTAAACAAGGACTTGAAGACAAAAAGAACAAAAGTGTAAATCAAATAAAAGAAATACAGGATAAGATCAAAAAAGATCTTGACGAAGAATATGGAGAAGCAACGGATGATGATGATGATCTTCCATTCGATATACCATAGGATATGATAATGGAGAAGAAACATTATACCGATATAGAAGATTGGCTGATTTCCGTAATAGTATTTAATCCTACATATTGTAATAAAGTAAATATAGCCATATTCGATAATCCTGCTAACAGGGAAATATATTTATTTACTAAAAGGCACTATGCTGAAAAGGGCACATTGCCTTTATATGCTGATATATTAGAAGAATTCAGTCATAATCTACTTGGCGATATAGTACCACTAAATGAACTTGATAAAGTGTATGAGAGATCCTCGTTAATTAAAAATAAGAATAACAATGAGATTGAAAAAGAATTTAGCATGTCTGTAGAATACCTGCAAAAAAGAAAAAGAGTAAAAGAAAAATTATTAAAAATTGACGAAGCTAAAGAGCTGATAAAAACAGGCAAAGAAAACGAGGGAATAGAAATATTAAAAAATATAACGTTTCATAATAACAAAGCCACACATGATACATTTGGATTAATGTTAAAAGCGCTATATGAGAATAATACATTTTTATCTGGTTTAAAGGTCATAGATATAAATTTAGGAGGATTCTTAAAAAAGAATCTAATGACCATATTAGGAGATAGCGGTACTATGAAAACCATGGTTTCATTAGATATTTGTCATAAGATACTAATGAAAAATAAAAAGTTTAAATGTGCATATTTTGAAAAAGAGACTTCGGTAGATGATATTAGCAGGAGAGAAATATCCAGGTTATTGAATAGAGACAGAAGTGAAATAATTAAAATGTCTTCAATTGACGATAGCAGTCAAAAATTTAAATATATGCATGATTTATCTGATGAAATCAATAAGAAACAGGAAAAAAGGAGTGATGAAGAAGTAGATGTAATAAATAGATTAAAGATATTCTCGCCAGATCAGTTTAGTGATGTTAAGGATATGTATGAAATCATAGACGATGGTAATTATGATATATGGGTATTGGATTTCGCTACTATGATAGAACCTAAAAAAGGTGAGATTGATGATGCTTCATTAAGGAAAGAATTTAAATTAATGAAAGCAATGATAAACGATACCAATACTTTCGGAATTGTATTAAGTCAATTGAAGACATCTATTAATATGCAGGTAAGAAGTAATAAAGTACCAACATTAGGAGATATGGAATGGGGAAAATACTTAAGACAATTTAGTGCTTGGATATTTAGTATATTTTATCCTTATCACGAACATCCCGACAGTGTTCTAATAGACAAGGACTGGTATTTCCTCATATCGCAAAAGGTACGAGAAGGCCCACGAGTTACATTAAATCTGTTGGCTGATTACGAACATTGTATCTTTAATGAACCGGATATAATAAAGAACAAAAGAATGACTGAGTATTTAAAGGGATATATAAGGTCAAAAATAGTATGAAAGAAATTAACGATAATGATTTAGAGGCATGTTTTGTAGATAAACAATGTAAGCGTGAATGCAAACGCAAAAATATATACTATGACCAAATGTGGTTTGGCAATTGGATTAAAGGAGACATGAGTGATACATGTAAATACTTTAAACCAAATGAACTTAAGAATAAATTACATACATTAATAAACAAATAGGGTACTAACAAGTACTCTATTTTTTTTGGATATTGTAATAATATGTTATATATTTGCTTTTAGAGTTCATGGGTGAATTTAAAGTTAAATGTAAATAAGGTTAAAAATGAGTACTGAAACACCCAATGAAGTCAAACGTTTGAATGACCTATTTGTTACTGCTGTAAATGCTCAATCCAATAATAATGTCAGAAATTATAAAAAAGAATGTGAAGAATTTTATTATAATGATGTCAAGAAAACAAAGTCTCAATTAGACACCAGACAAAAAGAAAAAGTTCAACAGACCTATAATATTCCTGTAAGTACTAAATTTACATATGCTACGAATGAACAGTTATTAGCATTTTTAACGGCTACTAAACCATTCGCAAGAATGCTCACTACTGAAGAATCAACTAAAGAATTTGTTTATGCGTATCAAAAGGTATATCACTGCATATGGTACGAATCAAAAATAAATAAGAATTTATCAAATGCCATTAGAGACGGTTTAAATGTAGGTGACGGCTATTTGTATGTAAGGCCTGCTTATCATGAAGATGAAGCGACATCTCGTGTTGTAGTTGAATACAAGCCATGGAAACACCTTGCTATTGATCCTGAATCAAGAGAATGGGATTACAATGATGCTGATTATATGGTTATAATGGACATAATGCGTAAATCAAAAGCGGAAGATAAATATGATATTAAGTTAAGTGATTTGGATGGAATGAGTTCAGATGTTAATATACCTAATGTTAATGAACTTGCAAATGATTTTACACCTATAAGCACCGATAAAAAAAATGATATAAGTAAATATGTATGGATTAAAGAATACTTTGAAAAAAAGGATAAAAATGTATACGTAGGTGAAGATATTAATACCGGAGATGCGATATTAAGTTTAAAGAGGCCTAAATCTATTGAAATACCGAATCCCGATAAAATAAAGTTATCTCAGTTAATCATGCAATTGGAACAACAGGAACAACAATTGAATTCCAATTTAACGACTGCTGTTAAACAAAATGATTTTAAGAATCAAGAAGCATCTATGCCTGTGGATGAACAGGAACAAACCGAAGCAGGCACAAGGGATATAATGGATAATCAGGACATACAAACTTACTCGACACAAATACAGGAAATCAGAACTCAGTTATCTATGTTAAACAGGACATATTCGGAAATGCCAGATGAAGTACCGGCATTCGAATTTGAACTTGAAGGCAAAGAAGCTACTGCTATATCTTTGAATACCGTAAGAAACATTAAAAAAAGAATACAATATACTTTAATGGTGGGACAAACGATATTAGAAAAAAAGATATTGCCGTGTGACAAATATCCGATAATCAACTTTCCGTTTGTTCATTTCGGCAGTCCTAACAGAGTATTCGGCAATATACATTATATCATCGATATTGTAAAAGCTATGAATAAGTATATATCAGAAATAATGTTTGACATAGCTGTTAACGGTCATAGAAAAGGATTTATAAATGAAAGAAGTATATTAGATACTGTGACATTTGAAGATGATTGGGCACAACCCGGCAAACTTATAAAATTGAGAACAGTCCCGGATGATCCTAATGGAGGCATGCCACAAATTCTTGAACCTTCTCCGATTAATCAGTCTATAACTTATATGCTTGAATACTTTAAGTCATTAATAGAATACATTACAGGTATATACGGAATTATACAGGGAGACCCGAATTCAGCACCTTCGACATTCGGAGCTACTCAATCTTTGCAAACATTCGGCACTCAGAGAATAAAGTTATACTCAAGAAACATAGAACATAGTTTAGAGAATCTTGCATATGTGATGGTTAATTATATACAGGCATTTACTCCAAGAGATAAGTTATTAAAGTACTTTGATGAAAATGGTGACCAGCAAGAAGTATCAATAATGAATTCTAAAGAAGATATGCAATTCAAGGTTAGAGTTGAAATGACTTCTTCGTTACCTACAACGAGACAAATGAGTATGCAATTACTTGCATTTATAACTCAAACTGTTTCTGACGATGCCTTAAAAGCATTATATACACAGTATATGCTAAAAATGCAGGATATACCGGAAGCAGATAAAATGGCAGAAGATATAGATATAATCCGTTCATTGCAAGGACAGATACAACAAGCACAAACACAGATACAGGAATTGACAGGTCAGGTAAAAGCCGCAGAAAACAATATGCAACAAATGCAAGTTGCCAATAAAGTTAACACTATGTCTATGAAAGCAGATAAAGATATAGCTATGATGCAACAACAAAAAGAAATGGAAATGGAGAATACTGAAATACCCGAAGAAATGTTATCTACAAGTTTAAATATGGCAGGAGAGTAAAATGGCTAAAAACTTATTAATAAATCGTTCAATATCGGATAGTCTATTTACAGATTCAAAACCGGTACCAAGTCCCGATGTAAAAAAACTGAAAGGAGATTTGAGAATGAGAAAAATTAAAAAAAGAAAAGATGTTAATCCTAAAACTAGTTCTAAATATGGAGGAGTAGAAAGATAATGAGTAAAAAAATAATGAGAGCTTATAGCAGCAAAGATGGTAAACTAACTGCACCTTTTGCTAAACCTGAATATGATTATCAAGCACAAATTCCCAATAAGTATACTGTTGGAGGACGTGATCTTAAAATAGTTGAAGGCAAAAAAGCAGGTAAATTTTCTATGTTCGCAAACAAACGAGTTGGAAAAAAAGATTTAGCAGCAACAAGTAGGTAATTATGAAAAGTATATATGTACCCGGGAAATATAGTGATAAAAAGAAACCTGAAATTACGATTTCTAATAAAAAAGGAAAATACGTAAAGATAAAAACAGACTATAGTAAAAAATTATTAACAAAAAAATAGGATTTTAACATGAATGAAAATGATGAAATTATAGATAATCAAGATGAACCAATAGAAACAGCAGAACCGGAATTTGAGGAATTTGAGGTTCCTGATTATATAACAGATGATTTAATCCCACCTGATGAGTTTGAAGATGATATTTCAAAGGTCAATTGGTATGAAGAAAATTACCTTAAGTTAATTAATCATATAGAATCCGAACCTGTCAGGAATCATATTAAAAGCAAATACCAAGAAGAAATACTAACTGCCGATAAAGAGTATAATAAATTAAAAGCAGTTAAGAATTTAATGGAGGGAAATCCTGAAGAATACATAAAGTTATATGCTCCTGATTATTTAGTAAAAAATCGTATTAATGCAGGATATGGAAATGAAGAAAAAGCGACTATAGTTGACAAACAACTTAAAAAGGAATTTGGTGAAGATTATAGAGAATTATATGATGAAGAAAAAGCGAATATAAAAGGAACTATGTCTAATCGAATGTTTGAAAAACAACAGCAATTATTGGAATCCATAGATAAACATAATGAAGAAGTTAATCAAAAAATGAATACTATTGCTCCAACAAAGGAACAAATAGAACAAACTTTAAAACAGCATTATGAAATGGATTTTAAAGATAACGATTGGACTGAAGAAGAATTCAAAGAATTTTCAGAAATCGCCATAGATTATGCCAAACAGGATAATTTAACTATAGGCGATATACATAGAATAATGTACTTTGATGAATATCAGAAAGATGCTTACAGCCGAGGTTTAAAAGATGGCAAAAAAGGCATCGTTCAGGATATAAGCAAATTGCATAATTCAAATGTAAAGCATCAACCGATAAAACGTGATACACAAGAAATTAAAGAATATAATAAATTTGGTTCTTTTGGTAAACCAAGCATTGTTGATAAAATTAAAATTAACGGAGGTTAAACATGGCAACTAATCCAACGAACAAACAATTGGATGAGATTTATGAGGGCATATTAGCAGGGGGCAACTATCCCATGGATTTACGTGGTGATGGAAGTGACAGAGCGGCTAAGATGTCTTTTCTTGACAGAGACATAGCGGCTTTCACTTATATGATGCACAAAAATCATCCTTTTACTACAAAAGGCAAAGTAAGTGATAGATATTTTTCTGTTAGAGAGATAGACGAACTTGAAAGATACTACATTATAGCTTATGGCTCAGGTTCGGGTAATGCGGTAACTACAGATACATATGATCAATGGATAGCAGTAACTAATGCATATGCAGCAGAAATTCATGTAAATGACATTATGTATACTTTAGGTTTATATGCGTATGTACAAGGTTCTGAAATGGTTGCAGGACAAGTAATAGCGCAATCAGGAGGTTCTCAGGGAACCAATTACGGACCTGACTTAGGTTGGGACGTTGGTGTTCATCCTACCAAAATTAGATTCTCAAGAACTCGCGGTGTTGATAATAACGGTTTCTATTTTGAAGATTACGAACAACTTAAAGTAATCGAGAAAAATGCCGATAATAGTCATAGTGCAGGATATACATTAATCAAATTGGAACGTTGTTTCATGGGTCCAGGTGAATCTGATGAAGGCGGTAGAAAACTTGTAGCTTCTTTAGTCTATAGTACAAGTGGTATAACCAATACTGATGCAGGTGGAACAGGACATACAAATAACACGCATGCAAGATTATTGCCAGGCGATATTTTACTCTTAGGTACAAATAGTTTCAGAGAAGGAACACAGGCTCCCGAAGGAACTCATAAATTACCGAGCAAGGATAAAAACTTTACACAAGAGTATAAATACGGTAATTCAAGAACACTCGAATCTGAAATCGTCGATAAACAGGTAAAAGCAAGAACCGGATTTAACGAATGGGAAACTCAGGTATGGATGACTAAAAGGCAAATGACAAGAAAAAGGGAATATTCTAATCTTTTAGGCCGTAAAATGGTTAATAGTGTAGGCGGAAAAGAAGAATATATACAAGGTGGAGTTAGACCTTATATATTAAAGGATTCTGCTCATATTATCATATACCCTGATCCAACTATTACATGGCCGGGATTGCTTGATATAGGCAAAAAGGTCTTTGGTTTAGGCGGTGGTATGGAAAGAGCCGGATTTACGGGTATAACAATGGATGCCGAACTAAGAAAATCATTTTGGAATGAGCATTTATTCTATAATAAAGAAGCAAGCGCTGCTTTTAATATGGAAGTAAATACCTTGTTTGTCAGCGGAGGTAAAATTCATATTATATGTTCACAGGTAATGGAAGAAAACGGTTATGGAAACGAGATACTATGTCTTGATTTAACACAATCTGACGCTTTCGAACCGGTAACACATGATGGATGGGATTACTTTACTGACAATGGTGACGGTGGTAAAAACGGTATTGCAGAATCAGGCAGTCAGTTATATAAAGAACAAATTATCGGTATGTTTGGATTAAAGAGACGTTATCGCAAATATCACTGTATAGTTGATTTTTCAAATGCAGTAAGTGTAGGGAGGTAATATGAAAAAATTAATTTTATTGGTATTATTCCTTTTCGCAGGAAATTTAATTGCTAAAGATATATATGAAACTGATATTATTTTTGACAAAGACATAAATGCAACAGCATTAGCAAAGGCTTCTTATTCATTTACCATGCCTTATACATCTGATTTGTGTGTAAGGCCTAGTACAAACTTAGGAGCTACATGGAAATACGATTCTGATGTATTCACATTAGGATGCGATTCAGTATTATTTACAGTAGAAGCATATAGTAAAACATTGATAGGCCAATCTCTTGACAGTTTGTCAATTATAGCCAAATTAGTACCATTGACACCCGGAGGCAGACAGTTACCAACGGACACAAGTACATGGTTAGGACAGCCTATAACTGTTTTAATGAAGTATGCGGGACAAGGAAGTGTAGCGACAGGAGCCGGAGCAATTGCAACATGGGATAACGCTATTCCGCAATCTGCTCAATTATCCTGTTTGCACGGTAAACTTGTTATTTTTATAGGACAAGGTAATGTAAGAGCACAAACATTACATGTTCGAATATGGATGACAAAAGTATGGAAGGACAGAAGATGAAAAAGATATATATAGCTATATTAATCATATTAGGCACTATAGGTTTATATTCTGCCAGCGAATCTTTACTTGCTACAAATACAACTACAATAGCAAAGAACACTGATTATATTGTAACTGTAACTAATGTAACAATGGGAACTGATAGCACAGGGATAAACCTGAATTTTGATAAAGATAGTTTAAGTGGCTATATAACATATGCTTGGGTAACGGCTGATGGAAACATCAGTCCTACCACTTATACATTTACTCTTGATAACGGTAGTACTACATTCACAAATACAGGTGACAAGAAAACCGTATTCACGGAAAAAATGAATAGAATAGCAGGTGGTTACAGAGCCAATGTATATCTGTATCTTCATCATCACAAGAATAGTGCGGCAACACAGACAATAACGACTAAAGTAAGAAAAGTAACGTGGTAAATTAAAGGAGATAAAAATGGCAAATTTACAAAAAGCATTTATACTCAGAGCATTGGATTCTAATTTGAATTCTTTAGCTCCCAGTGATAAGATATTATTATTGAAAGACGGCATTAATTCGAGCGGAGCTCATTCTTTGTCTTTAGATGGCATTGTAAGAGATGGTGCACAAATAAAACTAATGCAGTTTCATCATTTAACGGTAGCGTCCGGAGTGGTTACTTCTGCTGCTGCCGTACCCGGAGATGTAACAGTAACTAACTTAGTAATATTCGATGCAATTGATTTAGAGATGGATGGAGGCGAATAGTGCGAATCTGGGAAGCACATAAAGCTTTATCTTTGGCACTCGGTGATACTGTAAACTTTTTGGACGCTAATGGACTTGATGCAACTATAATATCACCTCCTAACAGCATGCCTGACGGTGTATGGTTATTGCATTCATTAAGAAACAGTCAAATCTACAGGGCTATGCTCAAAGTATATAATGAAATAATCATGAGCGTAGCCCCTTTGGATAGACAAATAGCCGGTTCTGTCATAGAGAAAATTATGCCTAATACGATTTTAACTGAAACTCAAACTATAGCATTGAACAACTCGGCTCAAACTATGGCATTAGATAGTAAGATAATTTATCTGACAAAAGTATATTGTAGGAATGAGAATAATGATGTATATCCGATACCTATTAAAAATGGTATTGAGGTTAATGCATTATTAAATACACGAAATGTACAAAATCCAGATGCATTCGCTTATTTATTTAATGTCGAACTAGGTTATGACGTAAGTATTTTACACATATATGATTTTAAGAATGAAATTGATGGCATGACGGCATACATAAGTTTTATTAAATATCCCAGAAATCCGGCTATTGCAATTGACAATTCTAATCCTGATTATAATTGGAACAGCGAACTTGACATAGAAGAAATATTAATACCAAAAGTACTGAGTTATGCCAAATTATACGCTTTACAGGAACATCAGGATATGGAATTATTACCTGCTTTACAAATGGAATTAATATCACCTAATCAGCAAGGAGGATAAAATGCCTATAACAACTATTAATGGTTTAACCGATATAGCACAAATTAGGCCATTAAGTAAATTTTGGACTTATTACAGAATAGCTTCGGAAGCACAAGTATTGACTAATACTGTAAATAATGAAAAAGTCCAAGAGACTAACGTAAGATACCATATTAATGCTGCAATATCGCATATAGCGGATTTACTCAGTTTAGCTATGGAACCATGGTACGGTGTTAATATAAAGGCAACTATTGAAGCATCGGCACATGATTTTGGATTAGATTATGTGGATTTAACTTCAGGCGGTAATACTGCATTAGACATGGCACGATTTTTACATCATATTGAAAGAGTTAACATAGCATCCGGTACACGCAAGGGTAACATGACTAAATGGGATTTAAGTATGTTGACACAACAAAAAAGTGACTGGAATGTACAGCATGCACAAACAGCAGCATGGACACATTTTGGCAATGATTTATTATTACTATTTGGCAATGATATAGAATCTACGGTTAATACGGGAGCTGCTTCATATAGTTACGATGTAACATCTTCTGATATAGTAATAGCAGCATACAGGCAACCATTATTAGATGATATGTTAGTACCAAGTACAAGTATTACATACCTAAGAACTAAAGATAGTTCTGCTCCTACGATAACTGAATTTGTTGATTTACCTGATAAATATTGTAAATTATTGATTGATATGGTACAAGCAAGTATATTACAACAAATTAATGTTGATGTGCCTAAAGCGGTTGAACAGAATATTAATCAAGCAACTGCACAATTAACCCAGATGATAGAAGCAAAGAGACAATTTGAAGTTAACAGTAAGCAGGGATTTGACAGGGGGATTACTCGTTTAACACCACCGGGAGCAGTCTAATGCCAAAATTCAGTAAACGAAGCCAACAAAAATTAGAACAATGTCATGAAGATTTGCAAGTACTCTTTAATGATATAATTAAAAAATATGATTGTACGATAATTTGTGGATATAGAAATGAAAAAGAACAGAATAAAGCATTTATTGCAGGTCATTCTCGTTTAAAATATCCTGAAAGCAAACATAATAAGATACCTTCGTTAGCAGTAGACGTATTGCCTTGTCCTGTCAGTTATTCAGATAAAGAAAAAATAAGAGATTTTGCTAAATATGTAAAAAGTATAATAGTAAAATTAATTAAAGAAGATAGGATTACTCATGTTATTAAATGGGGAGGAGACTGGAAAAAATTGGTTGATATGCCACACTGGGAGATTGTATAATGCCAATAGATATAATTAATATATTCAGTAAAATACAAAGTTCCATAGGTGATTTATCTATGGATTTATATCAGCCCGGAGAATACATTGAAACAGTTAATCGTTTGGCTGAAAAGATTGCAAGAGAAACTGAAATATGGATTGCAAGGCATATAGCAGTTCCCAATCCTTTAGCAACAGCATGGGTAGCAAGCACTAATTATACGAATGGACAGATAGTAAGCAACGGAGGTAATTATTATTATAATAATATTAACCATACGTCTGCTGTCAATTTTGGTGCTGATGCAATCAATTGGACCATAATTAATCCATGGACAGTTGGAACAGTATACACTATAGGCACAATGGTTTACATAGCAGGCCCTGCATTTTATAGATGCATACAGGCACACACAGCTACATTATCAGAAGAACCGCCAAATATTGATTACTGGGAATTTTACGGATATTCAGGTCAGGAGATATTTAACGTTAAACTTCCCTATACATTTAATAGTATAGAATTAGCTCCATTCAGATTAATAAGGGTATCAAGAGGAAGCACAGGCACATATATTGATAATACAGGAAGTGAGTTTACCGGTTGGAATGAATGTCATGAATATTCACAGCAAACAATAGCAAGAACAATATCAGGTAATAGTTCATTTGATATTAACAGAAGCATATTGGGACAGAATCAATTTTTAACTCAATTCGTTGATAACATAGGAACTATGGATGGAGGTATAAATTTATTGTTCGGAGGTTCATTTTATCTTAATGAATTATGTATTATAGATTTTATATCCGGTAAACCGTTTAGAGATAATCCATTGACCATGTGGGACCCGCAACAGGCAACTCCTGTACAAATACCCGATTTTCTATATGATACCTTTAGATGGGGATTACAATGGCTTGTGAGCAGTGAATTATTCTCAAGAGGCATAGACAGATTTGGAAGAATAGCAGAGAATTCAAGATTTATGTATCAAGATGAATTAATTAGTGCTATTGCTTATTCGAAGAAATTTAAAGATAACAGAAGTAGTTTAACATTACAGCCAATAAATTGGTTGCCGGAAGAAGACTATGAGCAATGATAAAACAAGAAATAAATTTATTAAGTTATGATAGAGGTATGGTTGAAAACTGGAATCAGAAAGAACTGATTCAGCAGAATGTTTTTAACTCAGTACTATGGTTATCAAATTACAATCCGAATCTTGAACATAGAACTCTTGTTAAAAGATACGGTATTAATAATTTAGAACCTACAAACAATGGTTATTTAGAACCTAAATTATACGCTCCAAATGCATACGCAAATGACAAAAACAGTTTATTGTTGCATTCACGATTACTTAGAACATCTAATCCAAAGTACAATGATACTTATGTAAACTTTATAAAAAGAATTGCATCTAATAATATAGACATTTACAAAGAATGGAGACCTGAATATCTTAATACATTATTAACTGCTGTAGAACAAATAGAAGCAACTGCTATAATAGCCAATAGCTATATAAAATACAATCAAATCTTTAGTAATAATTATTGGTTTGAACCATTTTACAATCATCCTCAAATACCAACAATGCCATATCCGGGATGGTACATGTTAGGCACTTTACAGGATTCTTGCAGATACGGTGAAAGTTTGTTAATAACTACAAGTTTATTAGATGATTATGAAGACGCGCATATACAGTTAATAAAAGAATATTTATATCCCTGTTATGTATGGAAATTATGGGATATGACAAAAAAAAGAGACAATAATAATCAATATTGGAATGGAATAGAATTTGGTGTTAATGATGATTTAAAAAATCCAGGTGTTTCTCCGAATCCTTATATGTTATGGAGAATTCAACAGCCATCAAGATCAATGGAAGGAATAACCGGATTAGCCAATATAGATGCTTTTGACGAATTAATACCCATAGTCAATGGAGCCGATGATACTAATGCAGTTATTAAAGATATATCATTGGTTATATGGGAATCCAATTTATTTGAGAATCCTTATTTTACCAAAGTATTTGGTGATTTAAACCTGAAAAACTTTGAAAAGATACAGACATTTGAAGTATTGGAAAATACAGAAATACAAGAATCTATTAATGATGCTATTGCTCTATATACACCGATTGCAAATGAACTAACAAACCCTAACAATGATTATATTTATTCAATAAGAAATATTATAACTACTTTAGATTCTGCTGGATTTACAGATTATACAATTCAGGATATTAATATTAAAGATTCTACTAAATCTGTAAAATGTGCTGTTTATGGCGTTTTTAGCGGTTATACGGTAGAAAGTAATATATATCTATATGCCCATATTCTTGTTTTACCTACGTTATTGCCTGATTACATAAATACAAAAGTTCCAAGAATGTGGTTAAATTGTGATAAGATTCCTGTAGTCATTACCATGATAATAAATGGAATAGAAGTAATAGTTTTAAGAGATACATATAAATTAAAATACGGTGCTGAGATTAATATGCCTAATGTTATTTATGACGATTTTGATTCAGGTGGTATTTGGGGAAAAACAAATCAAAATGCACGTAGTTTAAATTTGAAAATAGAAAATACGATATTTTATGCAACAGCTATTCCTCCAAACGGTAAACACAAAGAAGAACCATGGATTATAGCGCCAACAATACCTGCTTTAATTGAAAGTATTTATAATCCGACATTAACGACACATATACTATTCGAAGGACCTGTAAATATTGGCACACCGGATCCTTTAACAGGAATAGGAACAAGTGATTATTTATATCCTATAATCAATTTTTCATTAAGAATAACGGAAACAGGATTTCAGAAGTTATTTGATAACAATGTTTCTGCTATAAGAGTATATGTAAGTGAACCTGATGAACAAGGATATTTAAGAAGCGTAGGAATATCAAAGTACGTTGATGCTCCTGCAAGTACATTTAAGTTTCCAAGAGTTAAAGACATAAAAGACGAAAAGCAAAACAGTAATTTCAGATTAATAAAAGAATTCAAGATAGATGGTAATGGAACTAAGTTAAACGATCACACAGAAGTTGAATTAAATAATATACCTGCTAAAGAGGTTAATAGTAATGCATGGTTAAAAACTATTGATACATGGAGTACAACAGAAGAAGTATATTGGACTGTACCACAGGAATCACAAGCAAATAATAACGGTAATCAATATCCTGTACCAAGGGTATTATCACCAAATTCCGATTATTTCAATCCAAGACATATGTTAAATATAAATATTAATGGTTTTTGGACACCTGATTTCATCATATGGGATTATCCTTTAGCCAAATCACCTTTAAATTTACAGGCAAGCGGTAAATATTGGGACGGCATAGGAGCTAAATGTATATCGGTTATAAAAGGACGCACATTTATAGCAGGAACTATTGACCAAGATAATCAGGAAGAACAATCTGTAATAAGATATTCAGCAGTTCAAAGTGGAGTTGCATCACCTGATATATTCAATGATGAAGATAAGATACAAGTAGGACATTTACCTATAACTGCTTTAATCGAATTTAGAGAACAATTGGTTATATTCAGTAAAGAGAATTCTTATAGGTTAGTTATGCCTAATATTTATGATACAAGTACATGGGAATTTCTTGAAGCAGTTGAAAATTCAGGTACATTAAGTAAAAAGACTATAATTAACACACCGTTTGGTTTCGTATTTGGCAATGAAACAGGAATATGGATTAGCGAAGGCAACATACCGGAATCTTTAACAGACAAACCTGAATATATGATAACAATAAGTTCATTATGGAAATCCTTAATGTTCGGAAGTGATTATATGTATTTAAGTTTAATCAATCCAGGAAGTGTTTTTATAGATACTGATATAAATTATAATCCATATCTTGAATTAAATTATAATATTGAACATGGCGAATTAATCATAAGTACACCTATTGACAGAACTAACACCACATATACAACGGCAACACATGAACTAAGGTTAATATTCAGTTTCAGTAAAAGAAACTGGAGAATAGAATTGTATGAATTAACTATTACAGACCAAAATGTAATATGTTATTCAAAATACCACAGAACACATTTTATAAATAGTTCCATATATTCAGCAGTACATCATTTAGCATACATAGAAAGCTCACCGGGCAATTTTACATGGGAATCTAATATCTATTATGAAAAACCTGATAAAAGTGCCTTACAGGACACTTATTACAGTTCTGTAGGTAGTTCTACAACTAATAAAGACATTGAAGGAGAAATAATAAGTCATGAGGTAGGAAATGGTATTGATGATGTATTATTGCATAGTGCTATTATAGAATGTGTACCTAATGATACTGCATTAGTAACTGCTTATACGAATGATCCGTCATTCAGTTTTGAAACAAGAAATAAACAATGGAGAGATCAGGTATATCATATGTACAAAAAGTATATGATTAACCATAATCACTCGGGATTTGCTAATCCGGGTTATTTAGCTAATGATACATGGTATGATTTAATAATGCATAATGTATTGTCTAAAAAGGCATTTAATCCTTTTAACAGTTTAATGCAGACACCTTTGTCCACCGGAGATGAAATATTCAAAGATGATTCAACACCTCAAGTTGAAAGAGCAAATGCAGGCAGAGAAAGTATAGTATTACTAAGTCCTTTAAACGTTAAATCAAGATTAATGAGATTTAAATGGATTAGTAAAAATGTTCCTAAGATTAAAAGCATACTTATCAAAATCATTATACATAAACGGAGAAGTGAGTAATGCCAATAAACTTTGGGCAAACCGGATGGGAACACAAAGACCATAAGATTCAAAGAGAATTTGAAAGAATAGCCCGTTTTGTAAATGATCTGGAAAAATCACAAAGTGATACAAAAACTATAGTAGATAGTTTATCGCCATTGGCAAAAAAGATATGGGAGTTAATGGTTAAAAGAGACAATAGTAAAATAATGTCTCCTGTTGAAACATTGAACTTCGTTAAAGGTGATAATTATGAATGGGATATAAAGCCAAGAAAAGACAAAGAAGTACAAATTGGTTTAATACTTGACTTAGAAATTTTAGCACAATCGTTCGCTAATTACAATACACTATGGGAATATATGCAAGATAATGTATTAGTTGCTGTTACTGCAATTGAAACGATTAATGACAACGAATATGCATCTATACCTACTTCAGATCAAGAAGTTATAAATAGACAACCACAGACATATGACGCTAATGCATATCCTCCGGATAACAACGGAGATGGTTGGATTCCTGTAAAATCAGATACAGAAGTTATACAGGATTTAAATAACTATGTTTCTCATGTCATAGACAAAATATATATAAGTACACCTAATGAATGGAAAAGAGATACATTGTTTTTCAGTCCTGGTGTGGCAGGGGTATACAAACTCGATATATCCGTATATCTTAAAATGATATTTTCCCAAGGAGTTTCAACTGCTTCTCGGCCATATGACAGTATAGACAGAGGAATGCTCATAGCTGAAAAATGCAATCCCACAGATGTTCTTGGTGCAACACCTGATTTCACTAAGCATAATCCTTTATATTGTAATTCAGTAACAATAGTAACAGGTTCTATTGCAACAACGACATTAACCGTAACTGCTATAATTGCAGGAACATTAAAACTTGGACAAATAATATCAGGTTCCGGTATTACAATAGGAACAACGATAACAGCATTTTTGACAGGAACCGGTGGTATAGGAACTTATACCGTAAGTATATCGCAAACAGTAAGTTCAACAACAATAACAGGCGGAATATTTCCGAATATAAATCAATTATATCTAATAGACACAATCACTCATTTAGGAGATACGGATTATACAAGAAACTATAGTACTAATAATGCTTTACCTGCTTTTAATGGCGTTTATTCTGTTGCAAGTTCTGAAGGGAGTGCATTTGGAATGTTATATAATCCTGAGATACATTTAAATGGATGTTGTGAAATGTACTTAGAAACAGATGAAACTATAATGTTCTGGTATAAACTTTATGGACATAGAATTATAACATCAGGCAGTAATTATATAGTCACAGTTCCTATAGCCGGAGGAACAGAAGCAGGAGACTTTGTAGGACATATACATAAAAGATATGAGAAAGTTGCAATAAGTTATTTAAGTCCTATACCAAACACAATAGAAACAAACAGAAGTGATGTTAGACCAATAGTAAGGCATTTTTAATGGAATATATAGAATGGATTTTAGCAATAATGTTAATACTTTTAATAGGACTTTCTATTGCAGTGGTAATTAAGAAAATTAAAAAATTGTATAATAAAAATAAATAAGTTAATTTTGAATAGAAAGGAGATATTATGATACCGTATAATTTAAATTTTGCTAAACAGCATGGATATGGAATACTGAAAAGACAAATAGTCCAAGGTGCTCCTGTAGCAATAAATGTATCAGCTAAAGCAAAAGTGGGAAAAAATTTACTAAGATTAACAATGGCAAGTGACCCTTTAGCTACAAAATGGGCAGCAGGAATGAAAGCAATGTTAAGGACTTCCGGGAATGCCAATCTAAATGCCTATGAAATAACAATGCTTGATCATACGAACAATTATATATTTGTCAAGTGTGATGATCCAAATGCCTTAGTAGGCAATTCTAACATAGCCAATGCGATACCTTATGGTTTAGTACCTATTGATTTTATTAATGACGGTGTTGAATTAAAAAATAATGATGGTGAAACACTTGCCATAAGATATGATGAAGATGCTTATTTTATACTAAAGAAAACATCTAAGAAAGAAGACATTACTATCCAAATAGTCAATTATGATTCAGTTACTACAATGACTAACGTAATAGTTAAAATGAGCTTAGACACAGTTCATTGGCTTGATTTTCCTGTTACATTGCAATCAGGTACAATAGCAGCAGGAGCATCAGCTATATTAATTGTAGATTTGGAAGTTGAATGTTGGTTAAGAATTGAAATAGACAGTGCGGAAGCGGATTATTATATATTAGCGAGGTAATTATGGGAGCAAAAACAGCATATGGGGCAACAGTTAATGCATCAACTGCAAATGTATCAAATATAATAGCAAGTGTTGATGCTAAAACTATACCTGTTAATGCAGATATACTAGGTTATATAGATACAGAAGACAGTAATGTACTTAAAAATATGACTATGACGAATTTTAAGGCATTCCTTAAGACTTATTTTGATACTTTATACGTGGCACAATAATGGTTAATGGGCCTATATCGGCATTAGAATTGGGAATAACGTTAATAGACGCACAGACGTTATTAGAGACGGGAGCGCCTAATCATTATAATGGAACAGGTAAAGCGGGACAGATTGCTTTTGATGGTAATCATTTGTACTTTTGTGTGGAAGATAATATATGGATTAAATTACCGGGTACTAAGAACTTTTAGAATTGAAATGGGACGTAAAACTAAAATACAAAAAGAAATAGAAGATAAGCAAAAAGAACTTATTGCTATTTTGGAAGAAGAAGAAAAAGATAAATTACGTATTAAAGATGTAATTCAGAAAGAGGTTAATAATAAATATTTTTGCGGTATTTATTTGACATTAGAGGATATTATAGGAATTTTACAGTTATACAGTAAAACCAATGAACCTGTTAGAGTTGAATATCGTTTATACAGTATAGAGGAAAATAACAATGGCACAATATGATTTATTGCTTATAGAGGATATCGGAGTTACAACTGAATTTGCAGAAAAAATAGTTAGTATAACAAGAGGTGGTTTGCTTACTGCTTCTGCAGATGCCAATAGAGTACCAAGATGGCTTGCTGTCGGTTCATCGGGACAAATATTATCCGTAGATGCCAATGGTGACTTAGTGTGGGTAGCAGGTGCAGCAGATGCTTTCATATTCAAAGGAGCAGAAGCAATAGCAACAGTAGCGGCATTAACTACTTATAGTGTAGGATGGACATACAGAGCAACTGATGCAGGTTCGTTTAAAGGACAAACAGTAGAAATAGGTGATTTGCTTATTGCAGTAGTGGCAAGAACAGGTTCCGGTAATGCCGATGCAGATTGGACAGTAGCACAGAATAATATTGACGGTGCTGTTATTGGGCCTGCAAGTGCAGTAGATAATAACTTATGTCAGTTTAACTTGACTACAGGTAAACTGATTGAAGACAGCGGTTTGTCTAATACCGATGTATCGAATGCCGTATCTTTAAAACATGCAGCTGTAACTATAACAGCAGGCGGTGGTTTAGTATTATCAACACAGGCATTAAGTATGTGGAGTTCAGCACCGGCAGCTTACAATTCAGATTGTTCAGCAGTTGGAATAATGGCTTATGACGGTAATTATTGGTATATAGGAATAACAGCAGGTTCAGCAGGTTCAGGTAGATGGGCTCGTATTGCATCAGCTAAAACATGGTAAAAAATGATAACAAATGATAACAAATGACATCATATTAAAGAAATGGATTACTGATCATTGGGAAGAATTAATACTTAATCTCGATGGTACGACTACAAAGTTCTTGAATCAGAATGGAGCATTTTCAATTCCAACTGCTGAAGCTGAAATATGGGTTACATGGACAGGAGCAGCAAGAACATCCGATGGTGTTATTTCAAGTACTACTCATTTAGCTTATGGAACTGCTGTAAGATTCAGAGCAACGGCAGGGACGTATAGACACGCTTATATTAAATCTTTAAGTACTGATGCACATACTATCATAGGCGAACCTTGCACAATTTCTGATGACGATGAGTTCCAATATGATTCAAGTGGATTAAAGTCTGGGAGTGAAACTATACATTTATCTGACAATTACAACGATGCTGATGATGATACTTTATTAGTTAATGATTTGAATATGGTGTTAGGATGGAAGCCCGCTATTTGTGGTGCTTATATGATAGCAGGTATTGAAGTTTCTAATAAAAGTTCTGACACGGGAACTGATGCAGATTTAAACTTAGTTGTTTTTGGAACTACGAATAAATTATTTAGTGCTGATGTTTCAGTTGCAACAACGGAAGCGGATTCAGGTGTTACTGCGGTTGTAACTTATTGCTACGGAAATGGTGAAAGTTCTTTTGATGTTAGTGTTGATAAAAACGGGAATGGTGATGCTTACGATGCTGATATAATTGTGAGGTATATACGATTATGATTATAGGGTTAAAAACATCAAGAAATAATTCGCTTTGTAAACTCAATTTACGAATGGACGGAGCAGATAATGGTACTACTTTTACGGATAGTTCACCGTCGGGGAAAACTGTTAGTAATACAGGTATTGTGACGAAGACGGGAGTTAAAAAATTTGGAACTGCAAGTGCATATAGAACTGGTGCGACTACAAGCAATCGTTTGTCTGTCCCTGATACTTCCGATTTATATGCTAACAAAAAATTCGCTATTTCGGTATGGTGTTATTTTACAGACATAACAACAAGCACAGCACAGAGAAGAACTATATTATTTTATGGAAGAAACGATACAGGTGTAAATTATTATTTTTGGTATGATACCAATCAAACTCCTGACCATCTTACCTGCTTATTTGGTTGCAATAACGCACATCCTATTTATTTAGATTATGCTATTGGTTTATCAATCAATACATGGTATCATATCGAAGTTGATATTATATATCCGAATGCTATTATGTTTTTAGATGGATTAAAGGTAGCTGAGGTAACTATTGATGCGAATTACAGTGCTAAAATAAATGCAAATGAATTATTATATATCACAACGAGGAAACTAAATGCTACGAGTTATGATTGCAGGTATTGGGGATATATGGATTCTTTAGAAATTCATCAAGGCAAATATTTACATAAATCTAATTTCACACCACCAAACAGGGCGGCATAATGAAATATATAAAAAAATATAAAAGCGAAACTGAATTTGATATATTCTTTCAAAATTTGTATGAAACAAAGTGGGTTGTTAATGGACTTGGAAGCCCGAAAGTACAAGCGTGGTTAGCAGAGGGAAATGAATTTGAAGTTGTTGCTTTTGTACCTATCCCTTTAGCTGAATATAAAACACAGCAAATAGAGAGTTGTAATCAATTAAGTTTTCAAATAAGAAATGTTTTTTTACCTGATTACAAATTGATTAACGCAGGTATAGATGTTTATGAAGACGATAATCCGGGTACTAAATTAAAATATAAAAAGACTGTGCAAGCATTTAGAACTGAATTTTATCGGATATCTGGATTAATAAATTCGGCAACAACGAATAATGAAATTGATATAATAGTTAGTGGTGCGAATTTTCCAACGGGAATTTTATAAAGCACAAAATATTAAGAAATTTATAAATTAATAAAAATTTAATTATGGCAGAAATAACTTTAAATGAAGTGTATAACAAGACACTTGACATTAATAACAATGTAAAGGAATTGTCGGGAAAATTCGACGGTCATTTAAAAGACCATATCGAATATGCAATAAAAGATACAATTAATGAAACAAAAATTGGTAGCTTGGAAAAGAGTACAGACAAAACGAATCGGTTGTTTTGGAGTTTGGTTATTGGTTTAATTATTGTGTTTGCCGGTTTAATTGCAAACTACACAAAACCTATAAATGACAATAAAAATGAAATAAAAAGATTAATTGAAAAATTAGAATATAAAATTAGAGAAAATGCCAAATGATTGAAATGTTAAAAGAAAGTAAGGCGGAAATAGTATCTTTAAATGAAAGACTATGGAGAGCAGAAAAAGACATTATAATGAATGAAAGAGAATTAGAAAGGAAAAGATAATTATGATACCATCACTAATAGGAGCAGCTATCGGAACTTATTCTTCATACATGGATTCACAGAAAAAGAATAAACTTGTAGCACAAGAACAGGCACGTTTAGAAAAAGCAGACAGAGAAAGAGCATCTGACAGAGAAGGCATACAGCGTTTTAGTCCGAGAGATTTACTTATGCAACAATTAGGCATAATAGAAGAAGGTAAATCCAATGCTGTCAGTTCTGCAAGTAATGTAGCAGCAGGAAATATAACTAATTCAGGTTTAGGCGGAGATATTGCATCGCCTACCGCATTAGGCAAGACTGCACCTATCGTACAAGCCCTGGGAGCGTTTACCGGAGTTAAGTCCGAAGCATATGGTCAAAATGCACAAATGGAAGCTCAGAAGCGACAGGAACTGGAAAGAAACACAGATCAAGAATTAGCTATAGAAGACAGACAAATATATAATGAAAATAATGATTTTTTATATCCTGTGATAACAGGTGCATTGGGAGGAGCTAATGCGGTATCAAGCTTTATGAATTTAGCTAAACCCGGAGATAAAAAGGTAGAAGGAGAAAATAATCCGTTAACACCTAATGATTTTCAAGCACAATCCTTGATACCTCCAAAAACAAGGAAACCCTTATATGATTTGTGGGGTAAGAATAATGCTAAATCCTTATTCGGAGATAATGGTTTATATGATAATAATGGTAAAATGAAATTTAATCGAATAATGAATTATGGAAGTTAGAGGTTAACATGCCAATAATAAATAAAAGCAATGGTATAAACGAGTTATTGAGTGCACAACAAATTGCATTAATTAATCTTGGTTACAATACTCAAAGAGCACAACAGCTTAAAGACAGACAGGCAACTCAGACTAATCTTGCTAAAATATTAATGGAATCAAATCCTGATAAATTTAGCGGAGCTGAAATTGACTTTGATAAATTAGGCAATATGGAATACAATGAAAAAGCAAGAAAAGCTATGATTGTAAAGCCTAATGATTTGTCTCAAAAGGGATATTACAGAAAAACCGTAACACCCGAAAAGGATATACCGCCTAATATGCTTAGTTTAGCATTAGAAAGTAAAAAAGGAGCTGATTACGATGAATTCCAGAGATTATTATTAAATAAAGCAACAGATGCTTTGGGTAAAGAATTACCTGTTAATAAGAGTCAATTATTGCAAAAATCCGAAAAACAAAGCCAAGAAGGATTACCATTGTTATTACCTGACGGCACGAATATATTCGATAAAATATTAGATGCCAAAAGTAATCCGAATTATACAGATAACTTATTTGAACAATATCCTAACAGCGATATATACAAAAAGGAGTTATTACAGCAAAATCCTGAAATACAAATGCCTTTAACAGATAATATAATGAAATCCGATAATATTAATTCAAGTAGTTACAGCAAAAATAAGAATAGTTCATCAGTAAGAACAATGTTAAGACCGGGAAGCTTTGATTATAAAGGTAAACAAGGTTATTTAACGAGAGAAGAACAAAAGGCAAATATCATAGATGAAATTAAGACACCTTTTGATCAAGCAATGTTATTGGCTCAAATGACAGATATAGCAAATATACCGGAAGGTAAAACAGAAAACAGATTTGCCGATATAGCACAAGCAAGATTAGGATTTCTTGGAAAAAATGCTCCTGCGCATGGAATAGAATCTGTATCAGAAACATATAGTCCAACAGAAACAGAGATTAACACAACATCTCCATATACCGATGTACAAATAAGCCAAGGTGCTGAAACAGTAGATTCTGATAAAAATGGAACAGGTAATGGTAATAATAATAAAGATAATAAGAGAACTTATTTGGATAAAACAGGAACTAATGTGATAACATTAGAAAAAGGCAAATCCACACAACTTGGTCAACAATGGGCACATAAAATAAAAAGTGGTACAGATTATTATAAAGGATTATCAGCAAAAATTAATGAACTTAATACCGGGCAATATTCAGGTACTAAGGAAGGGAAAAGAGAACCGATTTATGATAATAACAACAATGAAATAGGTGCTAAAAGAGAAATATGGTATAAAGGTAAATTAATGGGTTGGTCAACATTTAATCCAATTAATTATCCAGATGGTTTTTTTGAATCAAACAGAAAAATAGATTTTATTGGTAATATGGAATACCAAAGTTGGTTAGATACCTATTTAGGACAAGCTCCCGGGACATCCGGAACTACTCAAACTGGTGCAAAATAGAAAGGACATAAAATGCCAAGAAATTTTTTAACTCCTGATAAAACCGAAGTAACTAATAGACTAAGTGGTACTATAGATAAAAAAATTAAAGAAAAACCTAATGATTATCAGAAATCTTATGATAAAAGTTTAGATGAATTCAATAAAGCATCTACTCTTGAATACGAGGGACAAGTATTAGGTAAAACTAAAGAATTGCTTAAGAAGTATGGTATGTACACTCCTCAGCATGTTAAAAATTTCTTGAAGTTAGGTCCTCAGAATACTGTAGAAGAAAAGAAATTGAATGATAATGAAACCGGTCAGCAAGATTATGATTTTCTGAATAAACATTTTGTAAATGAAAATGAGAGCTTTAATAGTAAAAAGATTACACCTGTTACTAATTTATTGACTAATAAAAAAACGTTATATGAGTATAACCGTAAAAATGACTTAAAAAAAAAACAAAGTGTACAATCACCTCACATTGTTAAAAATGACTTATTACCTGCTCCAACGGATAATACTCCGAATAGCATAATAACCAATATACCTGCTGAAACACCTAAGAAAGATAATAATCCTACAAGCAATAATAGATTAGGTTTACCTGATATATGGGATGCACAGACACCTGAAATAATACCTAAACCAGATTTAATGGAAACTATAGCAAATATTTTTTCTCCAGGGACACTTAAACCTGGAGGTCTTATTCCAAGTTATGGTATAAAAGATATTCCCAAAGAACTTCCTGCAGAAGTAACCTTGATAAAAAATATAGGCAAACAAGCAATAGACATAGATGGCACTAAGATAAATTTGGCTATGGATCCTAAACAGGCTAAAAAAGCTTTATTTGAAACGACAGAACAAATACTTGCTAATTATAAAATCAAAAAAGGTTCTGATGCTTATAAGTTATTTTATGGTTCAATACAACCTGAAAATATGATAGATGATAATAGTCCTTATTCGTTACCTAACGCTTATCAAAAATTCCGTAATATCGTTCCTAACGGTTTTTTAGTTGATATGTGGAATGGAATAAATGATTTAATAGGTAATAAAGATGCAAAAGTACCTGATGATTTAGCTGAAATATTAAATGCACACATAGATACTTACAATACCATTGACATGGTTGAAAAGTATTATAAGTACTTTAGTGATTCAACTGAAAAAGGTAAATTGAATTATGATATACATAATCAAAGTACACAAGGTAAAATAGCTAATTCGGTTTGGAATAATATAAACGGATTTATGAGTACATTTACTGATCCTATTAGTAGATTAGTATATGGTAAATTGGGAACTAAGGATATAATAAGAAGCAATAGCTATATAGAAGAAGGACAAACGGAAGAAACCCCTGATTTAGAAGAAGCTATATTTGCTAAAGTACAAGAAGAAATGGAAAATAGAGGTATTAACGCAAGTCCGGAAGAAATAACAAAAATTAGAAATGAAAGAGATACATGGGATCATAGAATTAACAGCATATCTCATATGTTCGGAGCTATATCAAGTGATATGGCTTTTGGTGGATTTAAACTCGGTTCTACGATTGCAGGAAAGACTTTACAGTGGGGTAGAGCAAATGGTATGCTTAAGGCACAAAAAATCGGTAGTGAGCTTGTAAAGAACGCTGTATGGGCAGATAAATCACAGAAACCATTACGAAGATCCTTGGAATTCTTAAAACATTATACTAATCCTAAAAACTTTAAAACTGCAATTAGAGACGTTGATGGAGTTATACATCCTTCATTATATCAAACTATGGGTAATCCTATAGATCATCCTATAACATTAGCAGCAGGCGGAGTTGCTTCTTATCTTATGTCACTTGATCCAACTATGAATATGGAAAAAGTAAAAGATAAAGCACAAAGCATGTTTATGTTAGGAGCATTTAATAGTGCATTTGGTATGGCATTAGGACAATTTGCAAGAATGGCAGGGCCTGTTATAAGACCTATAGCCAATAAATTGCTTGATCCTGTTATATCTCAGGCAATAGTTAAAGATATATCTCAAATCGGATATTTGGGAGGTACATTTATAGCTATGCCGAGTGATGTATTATTGGAAGATTTTATTAATACAGGCGGTATTAATATAACATGGAACGGTTTAACTCAAAGTGTAATAGAAAATGCTTTATATTCATTCGGACATGGTTCTAAATTAATATCATCAGGCCGTAAGATATTTGAAGAATACGGATATAGAAAAGCTAATCTATTAGTACCTGTTATAAAAGATTTAAATGTACCGGAAGATAAAGAGAATATAACTGCTTTTACACAAAAGGAAATGAGAGAACCTACTATATATGAGTTTTTTAGAAACAGAGTAACAGAGTTAGGCAGAAATCCCGATAAAATGATTTTAGCCGATGCAGTTGATATTATAGGAACAGATGAAAAAGCAATAAACAGTTTCTTGCGTAAAACCAATAAACTTGATACTAAAGAAGCTATTGATTACATGATTAATACTTTACGATATGTTAAAGAGAAAAAAGGTAATGTACCTATTATAGGGGCTAAATTAGATAAAGATGAACAAGGAAATCAAATATTTGCTCAATATGACTTAAAATCCAATGCCGTGTTATTATCTCATAACGAAGATGCTCAATATCAAAACAGGCAATTGAATAATATGGACAATATGTTATCTTTTGTTTTACATGAAGGAGAACATGCCTTAGAAGCAAATGAATATGATACAAATAAAGACTTTAGAATTACAGTAAACGATAATTGGAGTAAAATAAAAGAACTTATAGAGAACGATGTTACTTTGCAAAACGAGATATTAATGAATAAAGATTTATTTTATCCTTTTGCAGAATCCGGTTTAATAGAAATGAATAATCGTTCTGTTCAACATAATCAAAAGGAATTCTTAGCTTTATTGAGTGATCCGGGAATGACCGAATTCAGAAATAAACTACAAGACATGAAAATAGAATCCGAGGATATTAGCGTATCTCAAAAGTTAATAAATGGAATCAAGAATACATTAGGCATAAGTAAACCCGATAATTTATATTCTCAAACTATAAGTTATCTAATGGAACAAAGACTATCAGAAAAACCTGATGAAAATATACTGCCTAATAGTACACCACCGTTAAATATGCCTATAAATATGCTAAAATCTAATAGTTTTAAAGAATGGTTTGGAGATTGGGAGAATGATCCTAAGAATTCAGGTTTAACTGGAACAAAATTAAAGAAGTTAGGCATTGATACAAGAAAATTTACAAATAGTAATCCAAGATTACAATATGAAATAGACAATGGTCTCCCAATAACTTTTTATCATGGTACTGGTGTAAATATTCCAATAGAATCTTTTGATACTGAAAGAAAAAGATATACAGGTGATTACGTAGGAGCATATGGTACAATGAATGCCAAGGTAGCTTCAAGTTATTCAAAGGATAATAGAAGAAATTTAGGTATAACTAAAAATTTAGTAACAGCTTATGAAAAAACAGAAACTGCTTCTAATGTTTATCCGATTTATCTAAATATAAAAAATCCATTAGTATTAAAAGATCCAAGCATGGTAAAGCAGTTTGCAAGTATATTCAGAATATTTTTTAATTTAGGTCTTATGGCTACAGTTACTCCGTTTCTTTTAGGAACAAGAGTAATAGACAGAATCACAGGATATAAGACAGATTTAGCTGATCCTCTTAGTAATATTATTACTAAAGTCGTCGGAGAAACGCCATTTTCAAGTATTGCAGAAATCAATGAAAATATACGAACAGCTTCTTATTTGACTAAAGAAAAAATGAATGAACTTGTTTCACAAGGATATGACGGTATTATTTGGAACGATGGGAATGAAGTAGTCGTATTCAATTCATCGCAAATAAAATCAGCATTAGGCAACAAAGGTACATTTGATCCGAGCAATCCTGATATACTCAATACAACGATTAATACGTTAAGAGCAACTAAGGGATTGCAAGAATTACGTTTAACGGAAAATGATTTTAATTCCATTGCTTCATCTATATCCGGATACAAAGATGCTTTGTATCAACGAGGTTATAATGTGCTTAAAGATATGTCAGATACTGATATAATAAAGAATATACTAAGACAATATAAAAGAAACAACAGTAATATAGAACCCGACAAATTAAAATTTTATATTGATTTAGAGAAAAGAGCTTTATTGTCTAAAGATCCTTTAACATCAAAAAAAACCAATGAACGCTATAATAGCATAATGCAAGATATAGAAAAATCATATGATGTTAATAAATTCATGGAATCCGTAGATGAGTACAATTTATACGGCGATGATAAATATGAAGCTAAAGAAATCAATAGGCGATTAGGCAATATAGCAAAAGGACTTGGTTTTTCTTCTATGACTGAATATAAGCAATATGCAGATAATCATTCATATCGCGATAATGCTAATTATATATATAAGAAACTCAAAGTCATAAATGATAATAATCCTTATAATAAGAAATTGTCAAGAGATGATTTGAAACTAAAAGCTGCAAGGACAGCTAATATTTTAGATAATACTTTTAAAATCAAAAGTTTGCATTTTAATCTATTTTACGATAGCAATAAGTTAACGAGTATTGATGAAATTCAGGGTAACATTGCATTTGACGGTAATACAATAAATCAATATACAGGTAAATTCAATAACTTCGATTCCTATGCCAAATCGCATATAGAAACAATTAAAGATATTGACATGAGTGATGACAATATGGCATTAACCACTGATTTATTATCCGGTAATTGGAATCAAGTAGTATCTGTTAATCGCAATGGCAAAGCTGAGCATTCATTAACAATAGACGATTTAACAAATGAGAAAATAGTACTTGAAGCAATGAAATACGGATATTTTGTATTACCTAAAGAATCAGGTGGATTTGCTTTATACAGCGATAAATTGCATGAAGTTATAAAGAACAAAGAAAAGACTAAAAAGCTTGCACAGGATATACAATGGACTAATTATTTTAAATGGTTATCAAGTGATTATCAGTATAAACCCGGGACAGATACAAAGAGATTCAAGGAATTAAGTAAATTCATTGATCCTATGAAACTATATGAAAAATATGTTGATAAAACAGAAGTTAAAAACATAGATTTATTTAAAAAACAATTAAGTAATGATTATAGCAAAGAAAAGGAAATTTTAGCAAACTACGGTAAAGAGATACAAATAGCCGGTGAGAAAATGAATGACTATTTTACTATTCTTGATAATTCCCAGGGATTAGTAAAATTTAAACCTGTATCATTAACTGGAATAGCATCTGCCGATATGTTGTACGGTTCAATACTTGATATATTGGATTGGGGTGTTAACAGTGCAGGGAGCAACAGATTACAAAAATACAATGCAGAAAAAGGAGAAGTCGATCATGGTAAAATAGCTATGAAGTATGCTCCTATACTATATGGCCATGGAACGCTAAAGATGAACACAGTTGAACAATTATCCTTTTTTGAACCGGATGTACTCAATAGCAATAAAAAGCTCAACAGTGACTATTTAAAAGCAAGGAACTATATAAACAAAGGAACCGAAGAAGAACCTGTTATTTATCGTAAAATGGGAATAATGAGACATGGTTTATTCGAAAACAATCCGTATTTAAACCAAAGAACAATTAAGGATGCAAGCGATAGTTTGGTTATGTCTGTTAATAAGCATAATTCAGATACTATGAAAACATTGATAGGCAGTACTAAAGATGATTCTGTGGTTAAATATCATCAGTATTATCATGATAACGGTAATTCTATAAATCAAAAGAGTATGGAATATATGATAGATCATGATAAATTCCATGATGAAACTATTGATAAAAGATGGTTTGATTTAAAAGATTTATGGGGAACACAAGTGTCTTCTATTATATTTGAATCAGCAATGAAAAACCACGAGCCATATAACTACAAAGAAATAGATATACCTGAATTTAATGCAGTTTTAGTAACAGATCAAGTGAATACTCCATTGTATTCTTATAAAAAGGGAGATGTTGATAAAAAGCATAATGCTGATTTAATGAATCTTATTATAGATAAAGAAAGAGAATTATGGTCTTTGGGTACAGTGCCACATTGGAATATACTTGAAGTACCATTTACAGGTAAAAATGCACCTACGTTTATATCCGGATCTCATTCAGAAGATAATGTAAATAATGGAGCAGGACAAATAGGTATTAATGGTTTACCTGCATTAACTTTATTCGGCGAATTCTGGAAAGGCGATAACGGTCAAGAAATATATGATAAATTACAGGAACTTTATAATAACCGGCAAGACACGGGAATGGAATTCATTAATGGCTTATATAACGTATATTCTGTATTTAATCCTGCCAATAGATTAAACGACAATATAAGAAAATCTGCAAAGACAGGACTTGATTTACTAGCAAAAGATATAGAATACATGGCTAATAAAGACGACAATAATGTAAGACATTTCTTGAATGTCGAACCACAGGAAGCCATTAAAATTATTAAAGAAAGCTATGATGGCGATAAAATAAAAACCGATGAAGCAACTTTAGCTAAATTATCCGTTATATTCGATAATATCATAGTAGGCAAGAATCTTGATAATCCTGGAGCCGGTACAAGATTAGCATATAAGATTAAAGATGAATTTGATAAAACATCTAAAATTAATACTTCGGGAGCTACATTGACTTATGTACCTATGCACGAAGGCAGAAGTGCAATAAATCGTTTAATAAATTATGAATTAAGCGAATTTGACAATAATTATCGTGGTGATAATATAGAAGAACAAAGGAATATATTATTAAGAAAACTTGCTAAAACAAAAGACCAATTAATGGAATATATAGATCCGGAAACCGGATTAGCATTAGATTATTCACCTATATTAATATTATCGAAAGAAGATTATAGAAAACTTAAAGAAAGCACCATAAAAAACAAGGTACAAAGATTAAATATAGGAAGTAAAGTGTTCGTTCATGTAACTCCGGATGACAGTCCGGATGGTTTCGCTGCTTTTATTATAGCAGGTATAACTAATGATGCAGGTACAGCGAGCGTTAATAGTGCAACCGGGGCTAAAGTATGGAGTAAAGATTTTGATAAAGATGCCATTAGTATCAGAATTATGGATAAAGATTTTAATGAAAGTATTTTTAATCCTTTATGGGATTATATTAATAATAACGGCCATAGAGAAGGAGCATGGAAGAATAAAACATCTGATTTTGAGAATATAGAAAAACAGTTTAACAGTGCAGGAAGCGTATTTAATCAAATGTTTGGTCTTGAATCAGAAAACCGATTTAACAAACCTCAGCATCCTGAATATTGGAAGACGGTTATAAAAGCAGAAGGAGGCAAAAGTAATAATATAGCTACAAGAACTAATATAGCACAAGCACTTGAAAATATGCATCAAGACTTAAAAGCTGACGTTGACGGTAACTTTATAACCGATATAAATGTTGACTTAGGCAATAAATCTGTTGATATAAGATTAAAGATACCGAATAGATTCATGGTAGATGACGAAGGTGCTTATAATCTTCATTCCAACTTTACGAGTTACGTAGTACAAAAAGGTGTTGATATGTATAATCACAG